GCTCCCGATCCCCGCGCACCGTGACGTGCGTCCGGGGGACTACGTGATGCAGCTCGACGGGATGCTCAGGCCGGTGCCGGCGCACCTGCTCGACATGTTCCGCTCGATGGACAAGCCCGTGCCCCGGGTGTTCAAGCTCCTCTCGGACGGCGTCATGGTCGTCGAGAAGCACGCGGAAGAGGTGACTGTCACGAAGATCCGACAGCGTCGCCGCGAGCTGGAGCAGAAGACGGAGAAGGCCAAGCCTGCGGAGCGCGTGCGCAGCCCCTTGCAAGATCTGCCGGACAAGGACGTCATGGCGTTCATGCGGGCGGAGTTCGAGGAGATCTTCGCGCCGGAAGGCATCCCCGATGAGCCCGAGCTTCTTCCGGTCGCCGAGGACATCGAGGATGAGATCACGGAGCCGATGGGGAGTTGAGGCGCATGATGCGCCTTGACAGCGTTCCGTCGAAGTCATAAGGTGACACGGTGAGTCAAGAACGATACGTCAAGCTGACGCTGCACATCCGTCCGGAGGTAGCGACATCCGCCCAGGCCCAGGCTGAGGCCCGGGACTCGGACTACCACGACGTCCTCCGGGGGGCGCTCACGGCGAGCCTCGGCAGCGGAGAGTACGATCCCGAGCCGCCGCCGTGCACGGTGCCCTACGACGATGCGGACGCGTTCCGCAATTGGCTCATCGGATCGAAGTCCTACCAGCCGAACAGCGCGTCCACGACGGCGTCGGTTGCCAGGAAGGCGCAGAAGGGGGAGGGTCTCTCCGACGCGTGGGCTGAGGCTGGGACGGACGCCAAGGCCCGAGGGAAGCGCCGCCGCATCGTCATTCTGTGGCGAGAGTGGACGGCAGCTGTCGCGGCGGGATGACCGCCTGCACCGGCCGGCTGGACTGTCCGGTGCTCGGCAACTACGGGCGATCTGTGCACCCGCTGGCGCACTTCGCACGACACGCTGATCCGCTGTTCTTCGATGTGACGGACCTCGGACGACTCGCGACCGTCCACAAGAAGATTCGTGATCGGATCTACGTGGGAACGGTGTTCGCGCTGTGGCTGGGCTCGGAGGACGCACTCGTGCCGCCGATGCGCTGGCCTGAATCCGACATTTTCCCCGAGGGCGAGGACGTCAAGCCAATCGACGTGGCCTGCTGGTACCGCGCGACGACGACGAAGTACCTCGCCACCCAGGGAGCGCTCGCGCTCACAGCCTGGGCCTTCGGCGCGGGGGAGCACGTCATCGAGGACGCACTGGGCGGCAACTACGCAGATCTGATCCGACAGGGCGCGAAGGACATCTGGAACGAGCCCTTCTTCAACCTGTGGGCGCGGAACGTCAGCTTCGCGCTGCCTGAGCGGTGGAAGTTCACGGGGGACCTGCGGCGCCGACTCAAGGAGCGTGGGAAGCTCGCCACCTTCGACCTGCGCGACCCGAAGGTGAGCGTCCCGAAGTCGATGCACGTCGAGCTGCGCATGTTCGCGAAGGCAGATCACCTGAAGAGAAGCTCGGAGCCCAGACGGCTGTGCCCTGGGCTAAAGTACCTGAACGTGCCCGACGTGCGAGCCTATGCCCGAATCCCGTAAGAAGCGATCGAACACGAACAGCAAGGCGCTGAATGGCGCCTACATGACGTGGCTGGCGACGGTTCCCGAGGGTGTCCGCGAGGACGTGGCGAACCGGCTGGGGTCAACTACGATCTCCACGTACGGGGAGTATGTCAACTTCGTGCAGGCGATGATGGTGGAGACCGTGCGCGGCGACATCCACCCGGAGGTCGCGAGGGTGCTGTGCGAGATGGCCGAGATGATGCTCGTGGCACTCTCGGCAGATCGGATGGAGAAGGGCCCCACAGTGGCGGGCGCCTCGCAGCACCTCATCGCAGCGCTCACCGACGCGGAGGAGCGGCTGAAGAGCGAGCCGATCGACGCGACCTACTTCTCCCTGGACGCAGACGAGCCTGACGCCGAGGTCGGATAGTGTCCTCGCTGAACCCGCAGATCAGGGAGAAGCTCGGCAGCAACATCGCGCTGGCGCTCCACTCCTTCGGGCACGTTATCGACCAGAAGCGGTCGCGGCTCGTCAAGTACGACTCCCGGGCGATCACGCATCGGCTGCAAGACACGGTCATCAGCTACTTCGACAACCCTCCGCTGACGGAGCACGGGCAGACGACGTGGCTCGTTCTGCTGGGCTACCGCCAGGGCGGCAAGTCGCTGACTCCTGAGCTGTGCGCGTACGTCAAGGCAGCGTACAACGAGCACTGGGACCACGCCTGCATTGCAGACAAGAAGGAGCGTGCGAACTACCTGCACGAGCGCGTGCACGTCTGCCACGAGCACTGGGAGGCGGAGGTTCGTGCGGAGACCGCGGCGTCGCGAGAGCGTCGGCAGCTCACGTTCAAGGCGCCCGGCGGCAAGATGCGCACGCTGTCCGCGCACGCGGGTGCGGTGGGCATTGGGCAGTCGCCAGACAGCTTCCACGGATCGGAGCTTCCATTCTGGGCGGAGCTGGGCCCTTCGCTGAACCTGATCATCCCGTCCATGATCAACCGGGATGCCGGGCTTGCCATCTACGAGGCGACGCCGGCACCTGCAGATGCACCCTCGGTGGACGCGTGGCGCGAGATGTGCGGATCTGCCAGACGGCAGCAGGGGCGGTTCATCTACGCCTTCTTCCCGTTCTGGGACGGAAAGCTCAACGCGCGGCCCTGGAACAAGACCTGGACGCCGACGCTGGAGGAGCTGCGCCTCTTCGAGAAGTACCAGCACCAGGGCCTGCGGTGGGACAACCTCGCCTTCCGCCGCCTGATGATGGACACCGACGACGAGATCCGTCGGAACCCAGATCTGTTCAAGGTCTTCTACCCCTTCGACGACATCACCTGCTGGCAGGCTGTTCGTGGCGGGGTCATCCACGGCAAGGCGCTGAAGCGCCACCAGCAGTCCATCCTGGTGCCGTGGTCACCGCCGTACTCGGAGTACGAGGACCCACAGCCCGGGGCGCAGTACGTCCTCGGGGCAGACCCCGCAGGCTTCGCCGCCCGAGACCACGCAGCCTTCCACGTGCTCAAGGTCTTCGACGGTGAGTGGACGCAGGTGGCGTCATTCGCAGACCACGTCGATCCGGTGGCGTTCGGCAAGAAGGTGATCGAGGTCGGTACACGGTACAACATGGCCAAGGTGGTGATGGAGGCCAACGGCGTGGGTGCAGGTGCTCTCGCGATGATGAAGGCGGCGGACTACCGGAACCTCCATCACGAGAAGCCGTTCAAGCCGGGCGTCACCGTCACCGGGGCGAACATCGACAAGTTCCTCGGCCACCTGATCGACGGGCTCATGGATGAGCTGGTGCTGCGAGATGCGGACACGGTCGATCAGCTCAGCACGTACCGCAACGACAAGCGCACGGAGGACGGGGCATCTGCGGAGATGCTTCGAGGCGGCATCGGGCGCGGGCGTCGCGAGCGTCACCACTGGGACAAGGTCAGCGCGCTGGCGATGGCGGTGCAGGGTGCGAGGATGATGCCCCGGCGCAGGAAGCGGGAAGATCCGAAGCCCACGAACGTGGTGCCGTTCGGCATGCGTAGCGTGTCGGAGCAGCAGGACTACTTCGATCAGGAAGCGAGGCGCAAGGCGCGGGCGGAGAAGAAGGCCCTTGGCGGTCGGCCACGCCTGCGGTACAAGTCAGTGCGGAAGCGCCGCGGGAGGAAGTGATGGCTGAAGGCACGAAGACGTGGGACGAGACGCGCGGAGACGCCGTCAAGAACGCACTGAGCGAGACCTGGGCTCCAGTGGAGGACTTGGAGGCCGCCCGCGATGCTGGGCGTGAGCGAAGCGCTGCAGGTGATGCTGCAGTGCGTGCGATGCCGGACGGAGACGTCGGGGCGAAGTCGGCATGGCTTGCCGCCTCGAAGAAGCTGCTTCCGGAGCTGTGGGCTGACACGGATGACGGGTATCCCGACACGCACGCCATCCGGCGCCTTGAGCAGGCGGGTGTGGTTTCGCTCAATCCGGACTTCGCTCGCAGACTCGCGGAGTACGAGACGCAGATGGATCAGCTCGGTACGGCGACAAACGAGCGGTATGCCGGGCAGGCCGACACAGCCGCTGCGGAGAAGGCGCTGCCTGCAGCGACACAGAAGGCCACCCTCACCGAGGCTGGCGGCGATCCCCTGAAGTCGCAGCTGCCCACGGAGTAGTCATGGCTGGAGAGATGCTGGGCCAGTTCACCGGCCGAGACACCAAGAACCGCACGTCCGACGAGCATGCAGATCCTGAAGAGGAAGAAGGCGAGGAGACGATGGACGAGGCTCGGAAGAAGGCTGTGTCCAACGCCATGACGGACTACCGCAAGAACCTTCTCGGCGGAGGCCAGTAGATCATGCCGATCACAGACGAATCGCTCAACACGATGGACGACGCGCGGCAGACTGCCGCCAGGAACGCGCTCACTGCGGAGAGCCAGGAGCTGGAGCCGCGACAGGCGGAGCGCCTCGCGAAGACGCGGAAGCAGCAGATCGGGTCCAGCGTCTCGAAGGCGACCCTCGGGGTCACTCCAGACTACGAGACCGAAGCTGCTCGCGAGTACCGATGGTCCAGCGGTGAGTCGCTGGGCGGAGGCGAGTAGAGCATGCCCCTCACTGCAGCACAGATTCCCGCGATCATCCGGGCCCACAAGGAGTACGGCAACGCGGAGCGTGCCCAGTTTGACAAGTGGGCGGCGTGGTACAACTCCGAGTACGCACCGACCGACGCGGACCAGCCTACGGGTGCAGACATCGAAGAGACGGAAGACGATCTCTCCGTCGAATCGAACTACCCGTACGCCTTCATCGACACCATGGTGTCCAACGTCGTGCCGGCGAACCCCCAGGTCACCGTCGCTGCAAAGAAGGACGACCTGAAGGATCAGGCCGAGGCGCGAGAGGCGCTGATCAACTACGCCTTCAAGCAGGTGAACAGCAAGGAGCTGCTCTGGTCGCTGGCGACCCATGCGGGCATCTACGGGCGGGGCGTCGTCAAGGGCGTGTACTCGAAGAAGAGCGCTCGTCCGGACTTCATCGTCATCGATCCGCGACAGTTCTGGTTCGACCTCTCCGCCGGGAGGTGGGAGGACATCCGCTACGCAATCCACGTCACCGTCATCACGCAGGCGGACTTCGCCGCCCGGGTCAAGAAGCCTGGGCGAGGGAACGAGGCGGGTCGGTACAAGGAGGAGGTCGCGAAGAAGGCGCAGACGGGGAAGTACCCGGAGTGGCTCAAGGACAGTGCGAACGCTGACGTGACGGTGATCGAGGCTGCGCGGGAAGCGTTCGAGTGGATCACCGTCTACGAGTTCTACGACTTCACGTCCGGTCGCTACTACCACTACCTCGACGACGCCAGCGAGCCGCTCTTCGCAGGCAAGATGCCGTACCGGCGGGTCAAGAACGTCTTCCGGATGCTGACGTTCAACGACAGCCTGCGCAACATCGGCGGGCTGTCGGACATCAAGCTGATCGAGCCGAGCCTTGAGCGGCTCAACGAGATCGACACGCTGGAGCTGATGCACGCGCACTCGTCCATCCCGGAGACGTACGTGCACACAGGGCTGCTCGATGATCCGGAGAACTTCTACGCCGTCAAGGAGGAGGGTGCGTACCCCGGGAAGCTGACTCCGATCGAGGCGTTGAAGGAGCAGCCGCTCACCAACATCATCATGCACTCGCAGTCCCCGCAGATCAACCCGAGCTTCAAGGTGATGCGGGAGCGGCTGATCACCAACATTGAGTACATCCTCGGCATCCCGAAGTTCGCCCGCGGTGGCGTCGGGGCGTCCGACGTGGCGACCGAGCTGGCGCTCGCAGACCAGTCCACCAAGACCCGCAACGGGCGGCGGCAGGCCAAGGTCTACGACGTGGTGCGCTGGATGGCTGCGGTCGCCATGGGGCTCTACGAGGAGTTCCTGGACGCCGAGAGCGTCATCCCCGTGCGGCTCACGGACATGCACTCGACGATGGACGTGACGCGGGAGCTGATCGCCGCGGGTGAGATCCGAGACGAAGAGGATGAGGGTCCGCTCGACTACGACTACGACGCGATCCCGTACAGTCCGACCGAGAACCACCGACTCGTGCAGCTCAAGAGCATGCAGTCGTGGATGCCCTACTTCGTGGAGTCTCCCAACTTCGATCAGAAGAAGGTCGACCAGAAGCTCGCGAAGCTGATGGAGTTGGAGGACGCGCTCATCGACCCCGCGACCCAGCAGGCTGAAGCGCAGGCCGCCGCGAGCGCTCAGGGCATGCCCGCTCCGCCGGAGGGCGGGGACACGGTGGCTGGTGGCGCGGAGATGGCGCCCGCGGTCGAGAAGCCCATCACGCCCCTTGGCGGCCCGGGGCATCCCGCTCCGTCGCCCGGCCTGGGGCAGCCTGTTGCAGGAGTGCAGCTGTGATCCTCTACGAAGGCCGCTGCCGGCCCTGCGACAAGCTCTTCGACGACGTCATGTCGGTGGACGAGTTCTCCGAGAACGGCCTCACCTGCCCTGACTGCGGGCAGCCGGCGGAGCGCTATTACGGACATGGACAGCCTGCGGGCATCTCCGGCCCGCTGCCCTCCAAGCCGCTGGTGATCAAGCATGCGGGTCTGGAGTTCACCTCCAAGTCGCAGATCAAGCAGTACGAGGCGGAGAACCCCGGGGCGCGGATGCTCACCAAGGACGACTCCTCGTGGCGAAGCCATCACGACAAGACCCGAGCGAAGGCGGAGTCCCGGGCGAAGGCGCGTGGGTTCCGCGACTACGAAGACCAGTGCAACCACCAGCGCCGCGAGCGTGACCGGAAAAACGCGTGTCGTTCTTGACACCCCGTATCGTTTCCGGTACACCCTTCACACGAGGAGCCCCTCTTGCCTGATCCCTCCCTGGACATGATCGACGACGAGACTTCGGCTGAGCCGACAGTTGAGCCGTCGGCTGAGCCTGCTGCCGAGACAGCGGCGCCGTCCACACCTGAGGATGCAGTCGCACAGGCGCTCAAGGAGCACGGAGACGATCCGGCTGCGATCGTGTCCTGGCTGAAGGACTCCGGCTACGATGTCGTCCCGACGGAATCGGCGGGCATCGAACTGGGCGGCGAAGAGCCCGGTATCGAAGAGCCTGCAGGCGAAGATGAGGGCATGGACATCGACGTGATGCGCCTCGATGGCGTGCGCAACGCGATGAAGAAGCACGGCTACGACACCGACGAGGGTGCCGACGATGAGTGATGTCGTCACCACCCCCGAGGTCGAGACCCCTGCGGTCGACACGAGTCCCGCTGCCGCACCTGCGGTGGAGGCGACTGCTGCGGCTCTCGCTGTGACCGAGGTCGTCGGAGCCCCGCCTGCGGACACTGGTCCCAAGGACACCGCTCCGGAGCCTCCTCCCGTCGTGGACGAGGCGCCGCCTCCGTACGACTGGGATTCGTGGGATCCGGCGTCGCTTGACGGCGTGCCGGACACGCATCGTCCCGCCCTGGAGCGCCTCGAAGCGCACTGGCGCGAGAAGTACGACAAGGTCTCCTTCGATCAGGACGTCTTCAACGCGTACCTGAGCGGTGAGGACGACCCCCGGATCGCCGAGGTTACGGGTGAGCGCGACGAGTGGCAGAGCAAGCACGCCTCGGTCGAGTCGGAGCTGTCGCAGGCGCGGCAGGATCTGACGTCGTTCAAGGCCCAGGTCAAGGCCGAGCAGACGGCCGCCATCGAGCGGCACGCTCGCTGGATGATGCACCACTACAAGGACGTCTTCTCCGATGACGCCCGGTGGGAGACCTACAAGGAGCTGTTCGGCCTGGGCATGGAGGCCGAGTTGGCCGCCGAGCTGTCCCGAGCGGAGCCCGATGCTCGCGACATGGCTGTGGAGGCGGTGAAGAACGGCGCCTCCGGGCCCTACGTCCTGAAGCTCATGTCGCGCCTTCAGGCTGCGGGTTCTCGTCCCGCGACTCCGGAGCCGCGTCCTGCCGCAGCCATCGTCGGTGGCGCCGACGGAACCACTTCCAAGCCGGCGCCCAAGCCGCGAAAGGTGGCCCCTGAGGCCAGCCTGGATCCCTTCTCCGCGGAGCGCTCAGCGGCGATCCGCAACGTCCTGAAGATCAAGAGGAACTGACAATGGCGATCTCCCCTGACGTCCTGGCGAGTGCGCTCCAGGAGCTGATGCCCAAGTACAGCGAGATGTTCACGCAGTGGCACCCGGTGCTGCAGCGCGTCGTCCTCAAGGGCAACTTCTCCCGCAACGTCCTCACGGGCCCCTACCGCGAGTTCAACGTCGTCACCGACGGCCCCGGGCAGGTCACCCACGTGGTGAGCGGCTCCGAGCTGATCGGAGGCGGCCGGCGCCAGAACGCGCAGCGCGGCAACACCTACGCTCCGCGCATGATCTACGCGTACGACGTGCCCGCCAAGGACCTCGCTGAGGCCAGCGGCGAGCAGGACATGGGCCAGATCATCAAGTCCTACCCGGAGCTGGCGCTCTCGGACTTCCACGAGCGCCTCGCCGACCAGACCGTGGTGGGCAACGGCACCGACGTGGGCGGCTTCCTGACCTTCAACGGCGACACCACGTACTCGCCCGACGGCACCGCGCGTGACGGCATCTTCGAGTTCGCCGCGACCACCGCGCAGACCGACACCGTCCACGGGCTCGTCAAGTCCGGCGGCGCTGGTGGCGTGACCGGCTGGCACAACCAGTACGGGCTCATCACCTCCATGGGCACCGACGGTCGTCGGATCATGCGGCGTGAGTACTTCCGTGCGGGCCGCCAGGGCTCCAAGTTCGACAAGGGCATCGACCTGATGCTCGGCGACGAGGCGTCCTACCTCAACTACCTGGAAGACCTGGACGACCACGTCCGCGTCCAGTCGGTCGAGAACGACCACATCCCCGGCAAGATCCGCGAGGGCGTCAAGTTCCTCCAGGCGGACTTCTTCCTGGAGGACGCCATCGACATCACCGCCTTCAACGGCGGTGCGGGTCGGAACGGCGTCATCTACGGGCTGGCGACGTCCTCGTGGCACGCCTACACCCTGGGCCACGACGCGCAGAAGGAGACCAAGGGCTTCTTCGACTCCCGCGGCCCCTTCCGGATTCCCGACCAGGACGCCTTCCGGTACGAGCTGGTCCTCTACATGGGGATGCACTGCGTGCAGCCCCGCTGCAACTTCGTGATCGAAGGCGGGTCCATCCCGTAGGAGCTGAACGTCATGGGTCTCTACACCACCGCAGCGGGCGTCGCATCGGCGCTCGTCACCACCGATCAGCAGGCTCCCCTGGGCCAGCTCCTCGTCGACCCCGCCGTCATGGTGGGCGACCGGGCGAACCTGGGTCCCCGGGTCTGGGTCTACGTGCTCAACGCCGAGGCCGCCACCGCGTTCGCGCAGGGCAGCATCGTCTCGCGCGACTTGGGCGTGGCCACCTACGCCGGCAACCTCGCCCCCACGGGCACCGCCACGGCGGGCGTCATGGGCGTCGCCCAGCACACCATCGCCTTCGGCTCCTACGGCTTCATCCAGAAGCTCGGGATCGGAGAGGTGCTGGCTGACACGGGCGGCATCACCGCCGACACCGCGCTCGTGGTCGGCAACGCCGTCGCTGGCCGCGCTGACGACGTCGCTGCGGTCACCGACCACGCCTTCGGCATGGCGACCGAGGCCGCCCTGGCGACCGCCCTGGCGACTTCCTGGCTCAACTGCCCGGGGTAGTCGGCTGACTACGAGGTCCGCACCGTGAATCTCCTCGATCTCCGGACGCGGATCTTCGCCGAACTGGACTGGGCTCCCACCCAGTCCCCTGAGGCGATCGTCCGCTTCAACGGCTTCATCAACCGTGCCTACGTCGCGATGGCGCAAGAGGTGCCGTTCGTCTTCTTCGAGGACACGGTGCGCTTCGCCACGCTGCCCGACTTCCCTGCACAGGGGGGTCTGGCCGCGGGTGCGGACACGCTGCGCGTCAACGCGACAGATCCGTGGGTTCTGGAGCGGACCCTCCCCACGGCCACGGCGGGCATCACCGACTGGAACGAGGACGGGTACTGGGACTCGCGCATGGTGGAGGTCACGGCTCCCGACGGACGTGTTCACCAGCACCGCATCCGGGACATCTGGCGGGAGGACGTCGGTGGAGTGCGGCAGTTCATGAGCCTGTACCGTCCGTGGCACAACGTCACGGACACGGCGATGGACTACCGGATCTACAACCAGACGTACTCGCTGCCTGACGACGTCATCGAGGTGCGCTCGCTGCGGCTGGTGGAGCCGAACCAGAACTGGCCCCTCGACATCATCGGGGAGATGGACGCGGAGCAGTACTCCTTCGACGACTCGCCCGCGAACGTGCCCACGGGCGTACCCCGGTCAGCGTTCCGCCGAGGTCACGTCAACCTGCCTGCTCCGACGTCGCCCCCGACGTTGACCATCCAGGACGAGGTCGCCAACCCTTGGTTGGGCCCGGAGCCTGCCGGCCAGTTCAGCTATGTCTACACGTACGTGTGGGGGTACCGCGACGACGAGATCCAGAACTCCGGCCCAAGTGGGTCGATCCTGGCGTCGACCAGCGCGTTCCCCGAGCCTCGATGGGAGAGTCCTCCGAGCCCGCTCAGCGCTACGATCACCGCCGCCAACGGCGTTCCCGGTCCCGGTGCCTCAGGCAGCATCCTCGTCACGCTGCCGAACTTCGGGTTCATGCAGGGCTTCGGGCGTCTCGGCACGACGCGCTACCTGCACGCGGGGTTCCGCAAGCGGATCTACCGTCGCAGACACACCGTCGATACGGCGCTCTACTCCGTGGGGCCCCTGGCGACCATCGACTCCGGAGGTACGCAGATCGAGACGCCGGATGCCTACTACCTGATCGCGGAGGTCGAGGACTGGGTGCTGAGCTGGCAGGACGATGGGCTGCAGTCTCCCGACTACCACCGCCGGCTGCGTCCTGTCCACGGTTACCAGTCGATCGCCCTGCACCCGCGTCCAGATGCTCGCTACGAGATCGACTGCCGCTGCGTGCGGAAGCCTCCGCTGCTCGAAGACGACGCAGATGCACCGCACCTGCACGAGGAGGTCGCCGCCACGCTGCTGCTCTCCCGGGCACTGGTCTTCGCGTACGAGTCCTTGGGGGATCCGGCACGTGCGAAGTTGTCGATGTCGCGCTACGACCACGAGCTGAGCGAAGCGCGAAAGCGCTATGGTACGCTGCGACCTGCGTCCCGCGGTGTTATGACACGGTTTGCCCGTGCGACGCCCGGGTACCGACGCCGCCGACCGCACCGGAAGTGGTGGCGCAACACCTGATGAAGAGGATCTGAGACATGGCCACGACGAAGACTGCACTGGAAGCCAAGCAGGCCGCGCGAGATGCGCTCAAGGTCAAGATGAAGCCGGGCGGCATCTACAAGCTGTCCCGCCGCGAGGGCTCGGGGACGGAGTACGCAATCGTCGTCGCGATGGAGGAGGCCGAGAACGGCGACCGTGGCGGCACGCTCTACGGGTACCGCGAGGTGCCGCTCCGCTGCAAGGAGTCCGACGACGCCTTCCAGGGCCTGGAGTACGTCGGCTCGCTCAGCGACGTGATGGCGTCGCTGGAGGGCCTCACCGAGCGCGTCGCCGCGCTGGAAGGCATCCTGGAGAAGGCCAAGGCCGCCAAGGCCGCCAAGGCCCCCAAGGCGTCCGCCCGGAAGCCGGCCACCAAGAAGAAGCCCGAGGCCGCGGAGTAGTTCATGGCGGATCGGCGACTCAGGCAGTCGGCTGGTCCGCTGTTCATCCGGATCGAGTCCGGCCAGCTCATCCAGCCGGATGGTGTGGCCGCTCGCCTGGAGAACATGTTCCCGACGGAGGAGGGTACGCTCCGCGCCGTCTGGGGCCCCGCGCCGATGGTGCCGGACTACGGCGCAGGCTACCCCGCCTACGGCACCATGCACGGGATCTTCCACGCGAAGCTGCGTGGTGGTGAGCGCGAGGTCATCCTCGTCCACACGGCAGATCAGATCTGGGTCTATGAGGGCTGGCGCCGTGCGTGGCGCGTGCTCCTGGGCTCGTCAGCGAGCACGCCGCAGCGCGAGGCTGAGCTGCCAGACGACACGCGTCCTCGGTTCCCAACGCAGTTCGAGGTGACGCCCACGGGCATCGTCATCGCGCCCCAGGGCGCTCGGGCGTACTTCTACGACGGCGAGGAGGTGCTGCCCCTCGGGTACGACCGCGCCCCCGGGACGCCCACAGGCCACGGGCCGATCTTCGATGACAACGACACGACCGTAGAGGATGTGCCTCAGTCGGGCTACGTCCACGACGGCACGACGATGCACGAAGACTTCAAGTTCGGGCGCGTCGGCCACGGACGCACCCCTGCCGGGGCAACCGAAGTCACGGGCGTCCTGGACAAGGGGACGTATCGGCTGGGGACGCAGTGGATCGATCGCTGGGGTAACCTCAGCCCCATCTCGGGTCGGTCGAGCACGGTCGACATCCCCAACGAGAAGAGCGAGAAGGCCGTGGGCGGCGCAGCCCCACATCGTGTGGACGCCATCCTGAAGCAGCTGTTGTGGACGGACATCGACAAGGGCCCGGAGGGAACCATCGGGCGGATCCTCGGGCGCACGAAGGACGAGCTGCACACGGACAACCTCGCGCTGTTCGAGCTTCCCGGCTACGCGGCAGGCGGGCAGTTCGCGTTCGCCACGATCCCAGACAACATCTCGGACATGTACCCGGACAACGCACCGGACTCCTGGCTGCTGCGAGAGATGACCGAGGTCGACTCCATGCCGCTGTTCAGCGTCTGTCGCATGGCGTTCGGGCGCATGTGGTACGCACCGCTGAACACTCCCGGGACGATCCGGCCGTCTCTTCCGCTCTTCTGGGGGACGCTGCCCGCAGATGAGGTCGTCGTCTGCGACCCGTCAGGTGGGCCGATCACGGGCATGTGGGTCGTCGAGGGGGGACTGCTCGCCTTCACGGCGTCGAGCACGTTCCTGGTCACTCCCTCCGACGACGGTCTGCGCTTCATCCGGCGGACGATTCACCCGTCAGTGGGCTGCGTCGCGCCGGACTCGATCGACACTATGCCTGACGGCACGACGGTCTGGCTGGGGGAGAAGGGCTTCTATGGATACAAGGACGGATCGATCTCGCCTATCTCCGGCGCCAAGCAGCGAGACATGCGCACGGTGAACAAGGCGCGGCAGCTCCAGGCGACCGGGTACGTGGACACGCGCACGGGCGAGTACCGCTGCTGGGTCGCAGTGAACGGATCGCAGGTGAACAACCGCGGCTTCATCTACTCGGGCGAGGGCTGGCGTCGCCGGAACGATGTGACCCCCGCAGCGGTGTGCCGAGTTGAAGATCACAGGCAGTGGGCGCTCGCTGCAGGCACTGCCATCGAAGCTGGTCCCACCACCCGCACGGGCGTCTGGGTGCTCGACCACGAGGTGCAGTCTTTCAACCCGGGCCCGCGCAACTACGTGGTCGAGACCGCGTGGATGGGGGGCTTGCGCTCGCAGGACAAGTCGACGCGCTATCAGGTTCGGATCTGGCTGCGGGAGTCGCACAACGAAGACGCAGACTCCGCGACCGCGATCACCGTAGAGTCTATGCGGGACTACCGCGAGACCGTGCTGGAGTCCGTGACTGCGCAGCGCGTGCCCATGTATGAGACCGCGGATGCACCCCCCTTCTGGGGTAATGCCGTGCTGGGCGCGGCCGATACGACGTGGCGTCGCCGCCGGCCGTTCTGGACGCGAGCGCACCTCTACGTGCCGTCCAGCGAATCGATCAAGCTCCGACTGACGTCAACGACTCCGTTCGAGTTCATCGGGCTGATGATCGAGGAGGTCGGCAAGAAGAGCGGCGGCGCGAGGATCAACCGATGACGCAGCGTCTCCCCAAGTTTCGCCCCCGCAACTCGGAGGTTGTCGACGTCGACGACTACAACCGGGCGCTGCTCCCGTTTGCGGAAGAGGCTTCCGGCAAGCTCGGAGAGCACAACTTCGCAGATCAGACCACAGCGGGCAACGCCATCCAGCGGGGCGACGTGGGCCAGAACGCAGGCTTCCGCTGGCGGCAGACCGAGCACACGCAGGACCAGCTCACCGGCACTACGGGCACGCGGTTCGAGATCATCCGGGCACCGTACTGGCGGACGGTCACCTCGGCGACGGTGTCTTGGACAGGCCCCGCAGGGAAGTTCTGGATCATCGCGTCCTGGCAACTCTTCCCGCAGACGATCAACCTCGTCCCGGGGAACGGCCCGATGTTCGCCATCCGGGTGAACGGAACGGTCATCCCGGAATCGATCGTCGGAACCGCGGAGATGGACAACGATCCCCTGGGTGGGCTGCTGTGGGGGTGCTGGCCTCACGCCGTGGACACCATCGTGGATATCCCGGAAGGGGAGAACACCGTCGAGCTGGTCGTGCGCACGATGCGCGACAACACCTCGGGCATCCGCGATATCGTCGCAAATCGTGAGCTGATCATCCTGCAGCAGACGAGGTAGGCGTGCCTGTTGATCTGACACTTCAAGCCGAGGGTGACACCTTTGACGCTGCGTCGCTGAACGACTCGCTCGGCGATGTGGAGACGGGTCTCAACGCGCTGACCGAGCAGGACATCGACGAAGGTGCGCTCAGCCGTCAGCACTTGCCGTCGCTGGTGATCGAGGTTGCTCCGCTCGTGGAGTTCGTGGCAACCCACGTCTACACGGAGGCGGACTGCACGTGGCCGGGCTTCAACAACAACGCTGTCGCCCCCGGCGTGGGTTGGCGAGAGATCAACACGACAGGCTCTCCAGGAGGAGGCACCGATCTGGAGACCACGTTCGCGGTGGCGCGGACCATCGGGTCGGACAACGTCGGCGGCATCCTGGTGCTCGCAGACATTCACCTGCAGACCATCCGCGACACGCCGCCTGTGCCGGGCGCGGCCTTCGGCGTCTATGCCTGCTTCGCGATTCAGATTGAGCACGACACAGGTGGCGGAGCTGCGTGGGAGACGATCGGGAAGACCGAGCGGTACGTCGACATGCGCAACGTGCAGGGCGATCTGTCGGACGAGTTCCTCCACATCGATGTCCCCATCCGGACCCTGATCAAGGCGGCGGATTCTACGTCTCCGATCACGAAGGTGCGGGCGGTTACCGCCATCTACGACCCGGGCGCCGCGGGCGTGCACGAGACGTCGCTGCGACACTGCAACCTGACTGCGCTCGTGCTCCACGCAGGAGCCCCCTGATGCCCACCATCAACCTCCCAGGTACGCCGTACACCGACGTCTTGTCCAACGCGGACACGGTGGCGACCGACATCTACGACCCCACCGGGGACAACTCCTTCGAGGTGCTCAACGGCAAGCTCGATCGGGACAACATCGACATCGCAGGTGGCGAGCGAATCCGTCGGGCGCACCTTCAGCGCCGGGCGCTGAATGACGGGCGTCTCGTGGGAGCGACGGCGAACCTCGACTTTTTCGAGGAAGTCTTCGACAACTTCGATCCGGCCGCAATCGATACGCGACTCTTCCGCCCCATCCCCGGGGCGAGCATCGAGTTCTACGTCAAGGACGGCAACCAGTCTGCGGTCATGCTCACGTGGCACCTCTTCGCGGCGAATGACGCGACGGACGGTGAGCGGTCGATGATGCTCCTGTTCCTGGATGACGCCGCGACAACGATCTGGCGCCGTCAGGTGCCGGTATCTGTGCACGGCGGAACCCGGGACTTCTTCTACGATCGCACGTGGTGCGGACATCGAACCATCACCAGCCTCGCCCAGGGCTGGCACTCGGCCAGCATCCGCGTGGCGTCCAACGCCCCGCAGACGCGCATCCGGTGTCGCTCGATGGCGCACCACTGGCTATGGTAGGTTTGGGAGAGAGGTGAGCAGTGCCTGAGGCCGTCTATTTCGAGCAGCCGCACCTGAGCGATTCCTTCGGTCAGAACACGGGTCCGACGACCGCCAAGGAGAGCGGCCTGTGGGCCGGCGCGGGACAGGAGTCCCGTAAGCAGCTCACGTCCGATCTGGCGCGGATGCGCAGCGGAGAGCTGTACCCCTCGCAGGCGGAGCAGGAGCAGCGCAAGGCCGGCGGGCAGCAGTTCATCGCCCAGGCTGCGGAAGCGTACGATCCCTCAGACCGTGCCGCGCTCGCGGACCCGTACAACGCCGACACGTATGCGAAAGCCGGGCAGGCGTCCTCGGAGGCTGCTGCCCAGCACGCCGTGCAGGTCGACCAGCAGGGCAAGGCGGAGGAGCTGGGCCGAGAGGCGCAGGTCCGCCAAGATCTGCACCGGCAGCAGGACATCTCCCGCGAGAATCTGCAGTTCGCCTACGACGTGCGGAAGTTTGAGCACGACGCGGGCGGTGACCTCGCGTCCTTCATCATGAACATGGTCCCGGTGTAGACGGTGGCTGATCCGACTCTCAACGATCTGATCTCACAGTACCGTGCCGAGGAGACTCGTCGTCGGATGTACGGGCTGCAGTCCGGCATGCAGGCGGCGAAGACCGGCGTGGGCAAGGGTCCGTACCCGGAGGCTGGTCAGCTCTCGATGTCCGAGCGCGTGCAGGCGCAGGTCGAGCTGGCCAAGGCGCTGAAGGATCTGGAGAAGGTCTCCGGCGATGTCGCCATCGAGGGCAGCACCGCGAAGCGTGAGTACAACCGCCTCTTCGGGCAGATGCTCTCGGCGAGCGCCCGGGTGGAGGCGGCGGGCACCGCGGCTCGCGGGACGGTGGAGTCTGCGGACATCCGGCGGCGAGCCGCGCTGGTTGAGTCCTGGAACAACGAGATCGTGCAGCCCGGTGGCAGCGGCTACCTGCCCACCGGGGCTGACCTGGACCCCAAGCTCCGAGAGACCGCGGTCAGCCTGGGGCGACGCATCGACCCTGCGACGCAGCAGCCGCGCCCGGACGAGATGTCGAGCTTCATGCAGGAGCTGAACGCGGAGCTGCGGCGCGTGGTCGCAAAGGACCCGGCGCAGGTGCGGGCGTTCATCAACGAGGTGGAGCAGTCCACGGGTGCGAGCGTCATCGACATCCGGAACAAGGCGCTGCCGAATGATCAGCGCCTGTTCGATCAGCTCGAAGAGGCGGGTCGGAAGGAGTACCTCAAGCGCGAGAAGCGGCAGGATGAGGTCCGCGAGGACATCAAGCGCGAGAACGCCAGCCGTCCAATGTACCCGGGCGGCTCAGGCGCCACGCAAGATCTGATCGACCGCTTCCTGGCTGACGGAGAGATCGACCCCACGCTCGTGGGCGCTGCTCAGCAGGAAGTGCAGTCGGCGCTCCCGGGCTACGACCCCGCAGGCACGCGTGGGCAGCTGGAGAAGCTGCTCAAGCAGCTCGAAGAGCCGAACCCCGGTCCCGCCATCGAACGCTACAAGCAGGCGATCATGGAGGACCCACGCTTCGACCAGTACATGGAGATGCGTGGTCTCACTGACCGCGAGAGCGCGTTCAAGCTGATGCTGCGCGAGACCGCAGTGCAGCAGAAGCAGGCGGAGCGGCAGTCCAAGAAGCAGATTCGGGCAGGCAAGCGTGCGGGCAAGTACGCCGATGCGGAGTTCACCGATCTGCTCACCGCGGACGCTCCGGCGGAGCCGCGTGAGGCGAGCGCAGCGTCTGACCTCACCGAAGGCAGCGGGCGTGACACCGGAGCGGGCGTGGGTGACGAACCCGTCGAGACGACGTCGAGCGAGGGGACTGCCCCCAAGCCGACCGAGCCGGACACCCCGGAGATCCCCAAGGCGCCACTCGAAGCGGGCGCGGAGGAGCCCGAGGCGGAGGTCGACGAAGAGGCGGAGGTCGACAAGGAGGCCGAGGAGGTCGACGACGTGCTCAGCCAGCGCGGGCGTGAGTACAAGACGATGCAGGGCGAGCGCCTGGGCCTCTCCGAGAAGGAGGAAGACCGCGCCATCCGCAAGTCCGATAGGGCGATGCGCAAGGCCAAGCGTGCCGGTGCTCAGGGCGAGCGACAGGTCACGGCTGACGTGCGCCGCGAGGACGAGGTGGGCGAGACTCCACGTTCGGAGCTGGCCGGGCTGGTGCCGTCAGATCCTGACGTTTCCGCAGGTGGCCCCGCTGAAACCCCACTGGACGTCTACGAGCGCTACCGCGACGAGCAGCAGGGTGGTCGAGTCGAGGCTGAACAGTCGGAGATCTTCAGGACCGCACAGGAAGATGCCGAGCGGCGAGGCGAGGCTCGCGAGCTGACCGCTGAGGAAGCGCAGCGGGCCCAGCAGCAGGAGCTGCACAAGCTCCTGGAGGCGGAGCGCAAGCGCAGGGCTGAAGCTCAGCAGGGGGCCTGATGCCCAGCTACGACGAGTGGTTCGAGTCACAGCGGCCTGACGCGGAGAAGGAGGAGGAAGAGCCTGAGGTTCTGGCTCCCGCACCGCCGCAACCTGCAGTGTCGGAACCGCCGCAGGCGGAGCCCCCTGCGGGGCAGGCAGGGCCGTTGCGCATCGACACGCCGTTCTCGGAGCCCCCGGAGGAGGGGGAGCGGCACACGACTCCCGAGGAAGACGCCGCCTACGAGCGCTCCCAGCGGGGCGTGCGTCGGGCGGAAGCTCTTGCAGATCCGGAAGCTGCCGCAGCGCGGAAGGAGGCGTACGACCGCCAGGAAGACCTGGGCGTCGGCGCAGCGAAGCGCTCAGCTGCACGGATGTCCCGGCTCACTACGTCGCCGTACGATCCAGAACCCGTTGTCGACTACGCGGACATCGAGTCCAAGGTGGCAACCAAGCTGATCACGCACCGCATCGATCGGTTCATGTCGGAGGAGAAGCGGCAGCCGACCCCGGAGGAGCGGGCGGAGCTGAACAACTGGGCGGAGCGGCAGGCCAAGGCCCTGGTGGAGGCGGAACAGTCCCGCGGGACTGGGCGCACGTTCATCCCCTCCACTGGACGGGTTGCACGAGAGCACGCCAAGAGCGTCTCGCGATCGATGAACGCTGGGTGGGATGCCTTCGAGGACGCCGCCGAGCAGGCGCAGGAGACTGCAGCCACGGGCACCACAGGCTTCGCCGGGCAGGAGCGGGCAGGAGCGCTCGGCGCCGCTGACCTGATCGGTCGCTACGCGCTCAACCTCCTGGCGGGCATGTACGCGACCGCGCAGATCACGACGACGGCAGACCGCGTCGGATCGGACAAGGTTGAGATGGAGTCGGAGCACGCGCTCCAGTACTTCGGCCGCATGGGCACCTCGACCCCCATCGCAGCGGGCGTCAAGACGCGCAGCCTCCCTGGTAGCGACGAAGCCATCGACTGGATCTCCAAGGGCGGAGACATCACGGAGGCGTTCCCCGAGATGGGGGCGGCGACGCTCTTTCCCGAGCAGTACTGGACGGCGACCCCCGGGCAGCTCTCGTGGATGACGAGTACCCCGGAGGCGCGACAGGTGGGGGCGTTTGTCTCGGTGCCCATCATCCTCACGGAAGCCGATCCCATCAGCCTGGGCATGGGCAGCATCGGCATGGGGGCGAAGATCACCGGCAATCTCCTCGACAGTCGGCGCATTGCGAAGACGCAGCAGGCGCTCCGCAAGACGGCAGACAATGTCGCGATCACGGAGATGCGAGAGGGTGTGCGACGGATCGGTCTGGAGGCGGACAACGTTACGCAGCGGGCACTGGTTGCGGAGGTGGGCTACCACCAGGGGCTGAACTCCGACGTCGCCGCCAAGGTCGATGCCCAGACGCGGAAGCTGCCCGAGCTTCAGAAGAAGGCTGCTGACGCACGAGCACGGGCGGAGAAGGCAACGGACGCTCGGGTCAAGGCGGAGGAGACCGCCCGAGCGGACAGCTACGAGTACGAGGCGCTCAACGTAGAGGCTGAGATCCTCGCCCGGCGCGAGGCTCGTGAGCGCATCCACGTCGAGCAGATGGAGCAGGTGGCTGCCGTCACCCCGCAGGCAGGCGTCCGTGCCGCCAAGGGTCTGGAGAAGGCGCAGGCTGACGTCCTGCAGGCGCAGGCTGACCTGACGAATCTGCTGGGGAAGAAGTCGGTCGATGAGTACGCGACGCCCACGAAGGATGTCGACCACGCTCGGGGCAGCGCTGCAGATCTCATTCAGTCCAAGTACGACGCTGACGCCGCCGCGATGAAGGCGGAAGCGGCGGTGATCAAGGCGAAGAAGGCACGCGCATCTCGGATGGAGCGCCGCAAGGCGGAGATGAAGGAGATCACCACCGTCCACGCACGCAAGCGGACGGTGCAGCAGTCCCGGCGCCTGAACGCCCTGCGCAATCAGCAGGCGAAGGACAAGGCTGGCCTGATGGGGGGCCTGCCCAAGAAGGCCGCCGAGTACAAGGCGGCGCACAAGAGGGCGTCTGACCTGGAGAAGCACCCGTTCTTCGGAGTGGTGCGTCAGCAGGAGAAGAAGCTCGCGTCGGCGCGGAAGCGGCACGCCAAGCTCCTCGGTGAGGCGCCCCCAGGCATCGCGCGGCAGCGCCTCAATGGCGTCAGCAAAGATCTGAACACCGTCATCCGCCAGCTCTCCAAGCTGGAGAAGGCTGGCGGGAAGCACGGCGCAAAGATCGAGAAGAAGGGCGCGACCGAGCGCCTCATGGCGCAGCGTGTGATCACCGCTGAGGACCGCGTGCGTGTCGCGGAGTACGGCAAGGACGCGTGGCGTGACGCCGCCCGCCGGACTGCGGACTCGCTCGATGCCGTGCGGGCGCGGATGAAGGCGCAGCGCGGAGATCTCTTCGACGACGCAGGCCGCTTCGAGGATGTGACGCGGAGCGCCGTCCTGCACGAGGGCCCGGACAACCGCCGCGTGATCGACAAGGGCGCACTGTGGAAGACGCTGGAGGAGCGCTTCGGCAAGGAGGCCCTGGAGCGGCACATCGCACAGGGCGGCCCTGCTGGGCGAGCCCTGGGCCGGGCGGTCGACTCCTCCGGGCAGCGTGTCCTCACGACGCTCAGGGCCGACGAAGTGGCAGATCTGCAGGCGTCCATCGAACCACTGCAGCGGCTGTCAATGATGCAGCAGTTGCGCGAGGAGGGCTCCCTGCGGGGCATGACCCTCCTGGAGGCGTGGAACAAGGGCGGCATGACGATGGGCGAGTCGGTTCGCCGCACCCTCGGACGTGTCGACTTCATGCGCAAGGCGTTCGATCCGAGGAACGAGCGGTTCGGTGACTACGCTGACGACGTGCTCAAGATCGGGACCGGTACCACGAACAACGTCGGCCGCCTCTCCGATGAGATCGCGCTCATCGCCCGGGAGAACCCGGAGCACCCGTTCGATCTCATCCGGTACGTGGACACGCACGAGAAGTTCAAGGTCTCCGACGGCTACTCGCTGATGAACCAGTTCGACGAGACCCTGTGGGTCAAGGCGAAGCGCTACATCACGACGGCGGGCGAGGTGAACCCGGAGCAGGTCACGAACGAGCTGCTGGGACTGTCACGCGTTTGGATCAAGGGAGGCATCAGCGTCTCGGACGAGGCGTCCGCGTTCCTGGTAGGGCAGGCGCGGACGAACATCGCGAAGGCCAAGAGCTTCCAGGAGTTCCTCGATCTACAGCGCAAGGCGACTGGGTCGGGTCGGGGCGTGGGTTCCACAGCAGGTGTGCCCCTTGGCACGGAGACGCCCAAGGGGTTGATCGCAGGCATCCGTGAGGGGAGTGGGACGGTCAAGGAGCGCGTCACGGGAGCCCGCACTGCGCTGGCTGCGAACAAGGCCCAGCTGCGCAGCGTCGACCACGCTGTACAGCTCGTGGGCAACGCCGCGATGCTCGATGAGGCGTCGTACATGATGTCCCGGGCAGCCGGTGGAGTGATCGACGAGAACACCGCAGCCTCGGTCAACGCCCTGCTCACGGGTGCGTACGACAAGATCCCAGGCTCCTACGACGACGCCCTGGAGGGGTTGCTCCGCCTCGGGCAGCCCTTCACGAGACGCAGCGTTCGCGTCCTCGACGAGGCCCAGTCGACCGCCAAGACCCTGGTGGCGCACTCCAAGCTGGCAACGGGGGAGACGGTCTTCATGCCGGCGCCGCTCGTCAACCGCTTCGACGAGCTGTCCTCCGGGCTCATTCGCGAGCTGGACGCCACGTATGCCAAGTCGCAGAATGCGTGGATCAAGGGCACAGGGCGGGTGTTCGCCGAGGGCATCCGCTTGTGGCGTACCGACGTCGTCCTGGGTCTGGGCGTGCCCCAGCTCAAGTACTGGGCGAACAACGTGGTGGGCGACCTCTCGCAGATGTGGCTGACGGAAGGCGTGGGCACCGCTGCGAGGCTGACCACGCAGAACCTGCTGACGAACGTCCCCTTCCTCGGGCGCTTCGCGCATGACCGCGCCCTGGAGATGGCGAAGTGGGCGAACGGGAAGCCGGTCCTCGGCGACGTCGTCAACGCTGTCTTCAACCCGAAGCTCTCCGACATCTGGCAGGGCAAGGCGGGGAGCTTCCGCACGAAGACTGGGCAGGTGATCACCAACGATCAGATCCGGAAGTGGATGCCGGAGGACGGCATCCTCGACACCTTCGTCAAGGGAGAGCTGCACGACGCGTACTGGCGTGCGGCGCAGACGGCGCCCTGGGCAAAGATGCCCGGTGCCCAGCATTGGATCAACGAGTGGGCAGCCTTCACGCAGCAGCGTCAGCGTGGGGCCTTCTACGTTGACATGCTCCGCCAGGGCTACACCCGCAAGGAGGCCACGCGGCGCACAATGGATGCGCTGTACGACTGGGAGAGCGGGCTCACGAACTGGGAGTTGAAGACCGTCGCGCGGGTCATCCCCTTCTACCGCTTCTGGGGCCTCGCCATGCGGCAGGGCATCCGGGCCTCCCTGGAGGGGCTGACCAAGCCTGGGGCCACGATGCTCAAGGGGATGGTCGGGCAGACGAAGACCGCCCGAGCGCGGCAGCAGATGCTGCTCCTGAACAACCTGCACGACTTCCAGGGAGAGGATCCGAACGAAGTGCTGTCTGCTGATCAGCAGTACTACGAGCTGGCCAAGCACCTGCGTCCCGGCTACCTCGACAGCTTCCCACGCTTCATGGGCGACATGTCTGCCGCCGAGCGTGACTGGTCACGGCACGTGCGGAAGCGGGACCACACGCACGTCGCGTACACGCTGCCGAAGCCGACGGTGTGGGACATCACCGAGATTCAGCTCGGCATGGTGCGGGGCATCGCGGGCATGCTCGCGTCCTCGCAGTCCGATACGCGGATGCTGGCCTCCGACTGGGAGGAGCGGTTCTGGGATCCGGTTCTCTCGATGCCGTACGGGCCCATCAGCGACGGCCTCAAGCAGATCGGCGAGAAGATGGGAGCGGACGTCGGCGTACACACGCGACGCAGCGTGAGCCGGTTGTCGGAGGCGCAGGCCGCGATGCTGCTCTCCAGCAAGTACACCGCCGGCTACGTCTCGACCCCTGACCCGGAGACGGGGGAGTACAGCACCGACAGCTGGCTGGTGTCCCTGCTCTCGCTCACGCCCGTTATCGGATCGCGCATCCCGTCGCTGGCCGACCAAGTCTACTTCAACAATCCGGAGTGGCAGAACGGCCCCGGGCGAGCCACGCTCCGCATGCTGCAGAACATGTCAGGAGTCATGGCCCCGCGCACCTACAGCCCACGCCAGCAGCTCGACTACCGGGACAAGGACGTGAAGGCGCACTTGCGCGACTTGGCGCCCCCGGGTAGTGTTGACCCCGGCTGGGAAGCTCCCGAGCCCTGAGCCTCGAAGAGAGATCTCAGCGATCCTGAAGACGGAGAGACGACATGGTCACCAAGCCCAAGTGGGTCAAGCCCTCGAAGACGATCCCCTACCCAGCGGCGATCTTCTTCCGCAACGAGAGCGGCAGCAACATCGCGGCCGACGCCCTCATCTACCAGACGGGCCTCCTGGGCACCTCGCAGATGACGATGGACGTGGCTGATGCTGACGCCGTCATCTCCACGCAGGGCAAGCTGTGGATCAACCGGCACCGCGTGCCGGACGACAGCAACTCCGGCGTCGCGGTTCCGTGGACGGTGCTCACGGGCGTCAACACCGCCAGCTCCGCTGCCGGCAACCCGGTCTTCCTGTCCAACACTGCGGGTGGCTGGTCGCTCTCCGCCGGCACCATCCGCCGGCAGATCGGTCGGGTGATCACGGCGAACGCAACCACGGGCTCCGTCCTGCTCTACCCGGACGCCTACTCCGCGGCGCAGACGCTGAAGATGGCGACCGTTGCCGACTCCGCTGCGGTCACTGCGACTGCGACCGAGACCGCCTTCGACCAGACGCGGAGCATCCCCGCCAACTTCCTGGGCGTGGGCAGCATCGTCAAGGTCAAGTGGACGGTGCGCGTCACGGCGGACAACACCACGGACACGCTCATCCTGCGCTGCCGCATCGGGGCGGCTGACATCACGATCAGCTCCGCCATCGACGTGGCCGCGGGAGACACAATCTCGGGCACCGCCTGGGTGACCACGCGAGCTGTGCCGGGCGCTGCGGTCGACACCGTGGGTGGAGGCATCACCGTCTTCTCCACGGGCGCCGCGGGCGCTATCTCGACGGCCTCGACGCTGCCGAACGTCACCACCCTCGCCACCAACACCGCCCTCGTGGTCGACGTCACGGCGGAGTGGAGCAGCGCCAACGCGGGTAACTCCTGCTACCTGGAATCGCTCATCGTCGAAGCCGCCGCGTAGGGGGTCGACATGGCCAACAGCCGAAAGCGCGTCGGAGTACGCGGATCTGTCACCAGCGAGGCCAACGTCGGCACCGTTGTGGTCGAGCTGGAGATGGAAAACCTTCCCCGCAAGGGGTGGATTCGTCGCGTCCGCGCGGACGTCACCGCAGGTACCAACATCCTGAACGTCTCGGCATCGATCCGGGAGTCGGCTGGTGGTACCGGACTGGCGGAGATTCTCGCCTACGCCCTGGCTGCGGAGCCCGTCGACTCCGAAGAGGACATCTACTACGAGGCGACCGTCTCAGACATCACCCTGGGCACCGGGTCGCTCTTCATCGGAGTCGCCGTCGATGATGCCACGCTCGACCACGTCGTCGCAGTGCAGCTCGACATCGAGCCGGCGATCTGAGCCGTGGGAAGCGTCGGCGTCAGCAGCGCGAGGACGGTGCCCCCTGCGCCCGCAGGGAGTGGATCTGACCTGAACCTGACCACGGGTGACTCCGAGCAGTCGGGCCTCGCACTCGTCACGAGTACTGCTGCGGACGGGCTGGGGACCTTCACCTGGACCCTGACCGATCCCCTGGGGGTCAACAGGGACGCCCTGCTCTCCGCCACGGACACCGCCTCCGTCACTTGGACGCCCGACCTGTGGGGCGTGTGGAAGGCGAAGTGCACTGACGGCACGGTCACACTGACGCACGTCGTGGAGACGGGCGTCCTCGATGTAGACCTGTCGACACTGACGCTGTCGAATGACGGCGGTGGACTCATCGCCAGCGAGACCGCGACTGATCTGAACTTCGCGGCCGTGACCGGAAGCAACGCAGGCGAGGACTGGCCCTATTGGGAGATCGAAGATCTCGTCCCGAACACGTACTACGAAGTGACAGTTCGAGACACCGCACCTGCGACGGATCGTCGAGGCATCGGCATCGGCTGGCGGGACGACAACATCATGGCATGCGTCGGGTTCTTCAACTCGGCGAGCGCTCGCGAGTGCTTCTCCGCCTCGGGATCCAACAGCGGGCCGACTGAAGATCTCATCGAGTTCTCGAACGCGAGCATGACGACGGTGCGCTCGGGATTCTACGTCACAGCTGACAGCAAGCTGCAGCTGCAGATGAACGTCGTAGGCACCAACGACGACAACGAAGGGCTGGCCAGTCAGGCCCGAGGCACTGCTGCCACGCTGACTGCGCTGAGCAACGGCAAGTTGACTGCGTTCACCCGCCGCGGGACGAACAACGGCACATGCACCATGGGCTACTCGATCAAGGTGCGGAAGCGCTCCGGGCACACCCCGTAGGGGTTACCCCCCTACCCATCTGCCGAGGCAGGCAGTACAACTGGAGGCAAGATGCCGAACGAGACCCCAGACCAGGAGCCCTCGGGCATCCAGCCCGCGCCGGCACTCGCTGTCGAGGCGACGCCCGCAGGCTTCTTCTCCGCACTGCTCAATAGCCCGAAGCTCACGGCCAGCGCGGTGAGCCTCGCGGTCGCGATGAGCGTGGGCCCGTGGGGCGTACACACGTTCCTCGGCGAGTACATCAGCCAGTACCTGGACATCCAGGAGCAGCGACTGGTGACGTCAGATCTGACCGCGCGTGTGGCCGCAGTCGAGGCAGGGCTGTCGAACCACAATGAGCTGTCCGCCGAACGCCACCGCGGCATGGTGGACAAGATCGAACTCATCCTCAAGTACACCTCACCCGGGAGCACACCGTGACCTGCCTCACGATCTTCGCCCTTCTTGCCCACGCGGCTCCGCCCGCATCCCCACCTGATGTCAGCGTCGAGGCTGCAGCGGAGGTTGACGCCAAGCTCGCCGAGCTACTCTCTCAGCTGCAGGCCGAGGCGCCCGCGCCTGAGGGCGTCGAAGAGACGCCGCCTGTGGCGGAGGCGCCGGGCGACAGCGCCGACTCGGGCGTGGACGAGGGCCCGCTCTTGGTGCCGGTGAAGTGATCGAGGTCCCAGCGGGCCTTGACCTGCAGAAGCTGGTCAAGATCGCGTGTGACCAGCACGGCTACAAGTTTTTCGAGAACGGCGACTATGACCTCAACGTGGGCGGGCTCCGTACTGGCCCTCACGTCACGAATCGGTTCGACGACCTCGGCTGGTGCATCTACCGCAAGGGCGGCGTCTGGCAGACGCACCTGTGGGCCATGACTACAGACCCCGGGGCGCCATACCTGGAACAACCGATGCGAGAGGAGGGGTGCGCCATCCTCGTGCCTGATCAGTACCGCGGGTGCTGGAGGCTTGGCACGCACCGGGGCAAGCCGGGGCTGGTTCAGATCAAGCCGGTCAAGGTCTACCGGGACGACGACCGTGATGGAATGCTGAACTTCGATCCGGCAACCATCCAGGAGGGTCTCTTCGGGATCAACCAGCACCGTGCAGGAGCCAACTCAACACAGGTCGGGAAGTGGTCTGCAGGTTGTCAGGTGACCGCAGCTGACGCCGACTTCGAGGAGTACCTCGCCATGTGTCGCATGCAGCGAGAGCAGCGCGGCTGGGAGAGCTTCAGCTATACGCTCTTTGATGTGCGTCAGACCCCCGCGCTGTCTGCGCTGCTGCATCTCGCCGCCTCGTGATATAGGCTGCAATCATGGGAATCGGAAAGTTCTTCGTCTGGCCTCGCCTCAACCGTGGGCCGCAGATCGCAACGGACGTTGACGTAAACGACGTCCACACGCTCAAGGCGATGCTCGCAGGGATTCCCGGCGTCAGCATGGTGGACGGGTCGATCCCAGGTCTCACCAGCATTGTGAAGTTCGGGCGGAACGACAACGTCGGCACGACCGAGGAAGACCTGTGGATCAACGGGGGCACGTACACCGGGTGGCTCACGGCGGCGTCCGCAGTGCGGGTCAAGGCTGGTGGAGATGCGGCGGACGACGCAGCGGGTGCGGGCGCTCGCAAGATCATGGTCGAGGGTCTGGACGAGAACTGGGAAATCGCGACCGAGGAGATCACCCTCGCTGGAGCCTCGGTCAGCAGCCCCACCTCGATCACCTTCATCCGGGTGTACCGGGCGTGGGTCACGGACGTGGGCACCTACGGTGGAGACAACGAGGCTGCTGTCCTCATCGAGACCACGGGTGGAGCCCTGGTTGCCAACATCGAGGCTGGCAAGGGTCAGACCCAGCTCAGCATGTACACGGTCCCAGCGGGCAAGACGGCGTATGTGCTCCTTGCACGAACCTACGTCGCGGGCAACAAGAACGCCGACGTGTTCTTCTGGCAGCGGCAGGACGCCGACGTGACCTCGGCGCCGTTCACGGGCAAGCGTATGTGGCACCCGATCGACCAAGTGCAAGGCCCTGCTGGTGGGGATCACCCCATTCCGCACGTCTTCCCGGCCAAGACAGACATCTGGGCTTCTGCGGTAGGACCGTCCGGCGGTGCCGCAGTGTCCACGCGCATGTTCATCGCGCTCTTGGACGCCGCGTAGCTACAGCAGCACCGTCGTGATAGGGTGGGGAGCTACATCAACCCCTGGAGAGATCCATGTCCCTGTCCAAGTCCGAAGCCAAGGAACACCTGTCCACCCTCAAGAAGGTGCACAACGCGCTCGGTGAGCTGATCGATGAGATCACCGAAGCCATCGAAGACGGCAACGTCTCCACCTCCGAGTGGGCGAGCATGGGACGCAACGCCCTGGCTCAGATCTTCACCGTCGGGCCCAGCATCCTCGCCTTCATTCGAGACGTGAAGGACAACGACTGAGGATCTCAGCCCCTACGCTGCCGAGGTGGCGACCGACGAACCGGAGTCGCCCCCTCGGCCAGCTCGCCCTGAGCGCCATAGATCGTTAGCACGATGCAGGCGTCGCAACGGTACCCGACACCCGGAACGCGGGTTGCGGCCGGCTCCCCGCAGGTCACGGGCTTCCCGCCGTCAGGGGTCTCTTCCCAGCGGATGCCCGTGCAGGGGCCGTCGAGCGCGTAGAACATGCTCATCTCCCGAAGAGCTGGTCGAACAGGTCTGGCGTCGGGCCAGACGCTGCCCGCAGGCGCTTGCGTAGATCTGCATTCACCTCGCGGAGCTGCCTGTTCTCCTCGCGGAGCTTCTTCGCAGCGCCCTGCACGCCCTTGCCCTTGTCGTTGTTCCGACGCACGACACCGCGAAGGCGGTGAATCTCCAGGAGCTTCGACTCCTCGGAGGGGAAGTCCTTCCGCAGTTCAGACAGATCAACCATCGTTTCCTCCTAACGCCACCTCGAACACCCCGCCCGACAGCCACCACCCCGCCTCGGCAGCGGCGAGGTCTGCGGCTGCCTTGCCGGCTGCGGTCGTTGGACGCGCCTGCCTATGGTGGCGCGGCGTGCTCGATCGCGTCCACGCCTTCGCCCCGTCGGGCTGAACCGCCCACTGCCACGGACCCTTGCGGCCCAGCACCGGCTTCCCCTGGCTCAGCCGCTCGACCACAGCCCACCGCAGCGCGAGGGCTTCGTCGGGTCGGTTCGCGGTCCAGTCCAGGGGCGTGGGTGGGCGGAGCCAGCCGGTGCTGTTGCAGTGCGGGCACGCTGCCCCACCGTCCGCCCAAAGACCCACAGGGCACTGCTCCCCACGAGACGCCCACCAGCGCAACAGGTCCCCAGCAGCAGGGCACTCCATCCGCAGCGCGATCACGTCGCTGACCGTCACGAAGGGCGCTGGAAACAGGTCCGACGGGCGAAGCCCGAAGTAGACACGGGCCGCCTCCAGGATCGATTTCTCCGCGTCGTCGAGGACGAAGTAGTTGTCAGCGGGCATCGTCGGCTCCCACAGCGCCCACCAGCCCCTGGGTCAGCAGGAGCCGATCGGCGTCGTCGAAGGTGTCGTTCATCCACCGCCAGAGCAGGCCCTCATGTGTGGCGCACGCCTCGTCGTTCTTGAACGCAGCAGCCTCCAGCCACCAGAACCGGAGTGCAGCGCCCACGTCCCGGGAGTCGTCGAGGTCGAAGCGGCGCTCTTCCGGGAGGGTGTCCATCAGGGGTCGCCAGGGATCGACACTGAGGTCGATGGGCGGCAGGGTGTCGATCAGGTCAGGGGTCATCGGCGTGATCCTTGGGTTGCCGTCCGGGGTCGCCAGAAGCATGTTGCTCATGTAGAAGTCCTCGCGCTCGGCGGCTGTCGGGTCGCGTTCGGTAGTCAGGCGCATGAAGGCGTCCCGAAGCTCGGCGGGCTTGTCGGTGGTGACTTCGTGCCCGCGCTCCTTCAGGAAGTCCCTGACTCGATGCCGGCTCAGGCTGGCGTCGTGGTTGGGGTGAGAGAGGACGAGGGCGATGTCCATGGACTCGAAGACTTCGCGCAGCCCGACTGCGGACGCGAGGAAGTGAACGTCTTCCTCAACGGACAGCCATGGGCCAACGACGCCGGCTTCCAGGTCCAGCACCAGCACCCCCGGCATCAGCAACGAGTCGTAGGCAGGGCAAGTCACGATGTCGGTCATTTCCTGCTCCTCCGCTGGTCCCTCTTGCGCTCACAGGCCCGACACACCCGGTACCCACGACCGTCTGTGCGGGTGTTCTTCTCGTCGAACGGGTGCCCGTTCTTGCAGTGCGTCTTCCTGGCGTTGAGCGCCGTCGGAGACTCGCCGCGCAGGATGTTCTCCTTGCGCGTCACGGGCTCCAGGTGCTCGGGGTTGCAGCAGAGCCGGACCCGGCACAGGTGGTCCAACTCCAGCCCGTCCGGCACAGGGCCGACCAGCCGCTCGAAGGTGGCACGGTGAACCAGGAACTTCTGGCTGCCCTTCTGAATCTGCCCGTAGCCCTTGCCGTTCGTGGAGCGGGTCCACAGCCAACAGGTGTCGGTCTTCTCGATGCCGGACCACAGGCGGTGCTCGAAGTCGAAGTAGGGCGTCCACTCGGGATCGCCGTTCCGCCTCCAGCGCTGGTAGTGCAGAGCGCACCACCCTTGAGCCAGGTGCTTGCTGTTGCAGCCGTCGAGAGTGCAGGACCGCTCGGGCTGGTTGGTATACTGGTTCGGCATCGTCGCTCCTTCAAAGCGGTGGTGCAGGTGGGTTGAGCCGTTGGCGCGGCTCCCCACCACTCTACCACGCCTGCTCGATGGTGATCAGGTCGCTCATGCGCCCTCCTCGGGCTCGGGGGTAGGCACGGTCGCTGCTGCCGCTTCCGCCAGCCGCTTGGCTTCGGCGAAGAGCTTGAACGGATCCATGCGCCCGCTGTTGACCCGGCCCGTGATGTGCGGGCAGTGATCGTCACTGGGCACGTACCAGGACCAGTGAACGGAGCCGTGGTGGCCTACCCAGACCATGAGGGTGTGCCCATCGTGGTCTGCACGCTGTCCGTTGGGGGTGGTTCTCCAGGCCCAGACCATCACTCCTCCTCGGGCTCGGGGGTGAGCAGGGCTTGGGTCATCTGTCCTGTGTTCGTCCAGATCGCCTCTGCGCTGTAGCCGCGACCTCGGCGGGACGGGTTCGACTTGATCGTCGAGAACGGGCGGAATGGAAGCCAATCAGCCCCGACGTTCTCGCAAACGATGGCTTGGCCCTGCCGTTGGCGACACCACGCAGCGAGTGCCGAATAGTCCAGGTCTTTCCCGTGGCGGTACAGCCTCCCTGCGGCTCCAGAATAGGGAGGGTCGATGAACCAAGTTGCTTCGATGTCGGGGGCGTCCCTGTAGTCTCCCTCGATGATCTGCCAGTGCCTGGCATGCTCTACGTCTCGGGCGACTCGCTCGCGGACAGCGCGGCCCCAATAGGAGTTCGGACGGATCCCTGATCTCATCCAACTGGAGGGACTCTTGCATGGGCTGGCAGCCCCCTTGTTCAGCCACCACCCGATGAACCACCGGGCCTCCTGGCAGAGGCTCAAGTCATCGACTGTCTGCCCAGGAGCCAGATCCGGCAGCGAAAGGATCTCGGATGGGGTTGCTTCCAGGAGCCACCTCCATGTGCCCACCACGGCCGGATCTCGCTCGACCAGAATCACCCGTCGCCCTGCGTGCCTCATGCTGTAGCCAGCAGAGCCGGCGAAGGGCTCGACGATTGTGTCGTGCAGAGGTTGTGGATAGCGCTTCCCAGCCCGCCACTTGCCGCCATAGAAGGAGAACAGGGGCCATACTGTGTCGCTCATGCGCCCTCCTCGGGCTTGGGGGTGAGCAGGGCGAGGGCGCCCAGGATGGACAGATACCGCCGGGCAACGCTGACGGCTTCCATGACCTCTTCGTACCCGTGGGCGTCGCACTGGTGGTCGCTGTGCAGGTGCTCGGCGGCCTCCACCAGCCTCGCGACCACGTCACGAAGCGGCCATGGTTGGTCGAATCCCAGCGCAGCCCGCAACCGGTCGCGCTCGGCGATCAGGGCATCCAGGTCCGGGCGGTCAGAGGACATCGTTGTCTCCGTTGCTGGCTCGCTGCTCCAACTCGGCCGCAACCCACAGGAGCCCCGCGAGGGAGAATCCCATCTCCAGGCCGATTCGGATGAAGGTGGCGTGCCGCTCAAGGCGTTCAAGGCTCATGTCTGGCTTTCCTCGGTCTCGGGGTTGGCCCACCACCGCTCCAGGTCGGCGGCGGTCACGGGGTAGCGGTCGGCGCACTCGACGAGGGCGGCCCGGTAGTGGTCGCGCTCCTCTCGAAGCTGCTTCTCGATCACGTCCGATGCGGCCACCTCGTCGGTGTACTGCTCGTCCAGCGCACCCAGCTTCTCCTGCGCCTCCAGCAAAGCCTTGCGGTGGGCGTCGAGCGCCACACACCGCTGCTTGGCGAGCAAGCGAGCCTCGTCCCGCTCCCCCTCCAGCCGCCGGGCGTAGGCGATCAGGGACAGGATGGTGGCAGGATCGTAGACGAACCACCCGTTCGTGTTCAGCCCTTGCCCGCCGCACTGATCGCAGATCCGCGAGTCCGCCGGGTATCGCGACAGGATGCCCGACCCCTTGCACTTCGGGCACGCGGGCTCACTCGCAGCGCGGATCCGGGCTTCCAGCGCATCCAGGTCAGGGCGGTCAGACATCGTCGGCTCCTTGAGCGTGCGCCGGGCCTTGCGCTCTCGCTCCTTGATCTCGCGGCTCTCCGGGGTGTCTGGGAGCAGGTCCAGCGGGTCGGTGTAGTCAGACATCGTCGGCTCCGGGCTCAAGGGGTTGGAGGTCATGGGGCCTCCTTGAGGGCTCGGATGGCATCAGCACAGTGACAAGCCCCGGCAGCCTCGCCGGCAGCCATCGCCTGCGCTTGTGGGAATGTCGGGCGGTGCGACTCATCTTCGGCTGCGTCGGCCACGTCGTCACACACCTCCGCAGCCCGCTCAAGTGCCCGCGCCTCGGCTGCGGCCAGGGCTGCATCCACCCGGACAGGGCAGTAGGACCACTCCTGGGTCCTGAGCATCCCGCAGTGCTTGCAGTAGCCGTTGATGCCGTGGCCATCGTGCTCGTGCTTCAGCCCCTCAGCCCGCGCCCGGTTCTCGGTCTTGTCAGACATCAGAACGGGGTCTCGTCTTCCAGCACACCGAGCACGTCGCCCATCTTGAGGAAGACGCACTTCTCCTCGTTGACAACGATCTCGCTGCCGACGTAGTTGCCGATGAGAATGGTCTCACCGGGGCGCACGGACATCTCCGTGATTGAACCGTTCGCGTGACGGATGCCCGGACCCACCGCCACGACCCGCAGGTGGTTGAGCTTGCTCCGCACGGCCGACGCCGGGAGGTGCAGGCCGCTGGGGGTGGTGGACTCCGCGTCGATGCGCGTGGCCAGGATGTTGTCGTGGAGGGGGTTGATCTTCATCTGTACCTCGGGGCCTTGCAGCCCTCACAGATGCCCTGGTTGAGACACCAGCTCAAGTGACCACAGGGCATCCGGTGTGGCCCGAGCCTGATCCGCTCGACTTCAGCCGAGGGGAAACTTGCAGATCGACCACCCTCCCGGGGGCCGACCGCGCTTGAGCTTGACGGCGGTGACGACGCGGAGACCCTGGGCCCCCTGGAGGGCGCCGAGGATGTGCCGCAGGAAGTCCTCGTCCAACCAGCGGTCACCCGTCATGGTGACCGGGAGGCCGCCCTCTTCGTGCACGCGGATGGACACTGCGGCACAGATCGCCGCGAGGAGGAGCTGGCCCTCGCCACCGGAGAAGCCCATGCGAATGTCCTCGCCGTCGCGAAAGCCCGCGAGGAACTGCCGCCCGTGGAAGGCCCCGCGAAAGGCGAACCCTTCGGGCAGGTGGGAGTTGATCTCGTCGCAGATGCTCGGGAGGGCGGACTTGACCGCGGCCTCCATCCAGGACTGGATCCACTTGAGGACCTTGTCGAGCACCTTGACCTCGGCGGAGACGGACTCCGCTTCGAGCTGGAGACCCGCAGCCACAGCCAGGGCCTCGCTCGCGCTGGGCAGCTTCGCCTTGGGCAGGGCCTTGGTGACCTTCGCCAGCCGGGCGGTGACCTTCGCCTCGTCCGTGTCCTCGCCGCAGGTGATGCAGTTCGGCTTGCCTCGGGTGAGCTGGGCCCCCATGATCTGAGCCAGGGGACGCATCAGCGCCTTGCCGTCTGCGTTGTCCACCGTACGGCAGGACTTGACCACCGCCATCGCAGCCGTCAGTGCCTTCAGCCGGTCCTTGTGACCCTTGAGCACCTTGGCGACCTTCGTCTCGGCGGCGAGGAGGTCGGAGCTGTCGGTGAACTCGAACGGGTTGTCCTCCGGCGTCGGGCTGATCTCGAAGCTCTCGATGCGATTGAGCACGGTGTCGTCAGCCAGCGGGGCCTTGGGCAGCTCCGGGGAGAAGCGGTTCACGAAGAAGCGCACGGCGGTCGTGGCACCGCCTGCGACCATTGCCTCGGCCTCCTGCCACAGGAAGGCGACGTCGGCTTCGAGGCCCGACCAGGACAGCTTCTCACCCTGCTCCCAGCGGGCGATGCCCAGCTCGCCCAGATCGATCTCGGCGAAGGGGGCGTCGGCGGTGGTGGCGAGCACTGCGCTGCGCCGGGAGCCTGCCGCCACGCTGTCTCGGAGGCCCACGTCGAGGGCCTTGCCCGAGAGCGGGAGCTGGATGGCGTTGGTGAACGCGGTCTTGCCCGAGCCGTTGGGCCCTAGGGCGATGATGCCGGAGCTGAGATCCTGCAGGGTGACGGTGTCACCTCGCTTCAGCCGGTAGGAAAGGGACTTGATCATGAGTGCTACCTCAGGGGTGGGTGGGAAGGAGTGTGTACGCTAACAGGAAATAGCGGGATTATCAAGTATCACTCCACCGCTGCGCGATTGCTGCCTCGGCGGTGAAGTCGACATCGAGGTGATCGATGCGCATGGTCATGTGGTGCTGGATGATGCCCTTGACCTCCTCTCCGAGATCTTCAGGGCAGATGGCGCACAGCGAGTCGTGCACCTGATTGCAGATGCCGAAGCTGCCGGCGACATCAGTCGGCAGGGGGGCGGCGAAGTGCTCGCCCGTCAGCGGGTCCCAGCCCTTGGTGAGCCGGAGAGTCGCAGCGTTGACGATGCCGGCGCCACCGCCCTGGATCGGGAAGTTGACCAGCTCGTTCTTCTTGCCGCCCGTGCCGGTGAAGTACCTGCGCCTGCCCATGACGGACTCGGCGAGCCAGCCCTGGCGACGGAAGGTGCGCTGCATGAGCTTCCACCACTCGCCCACCTCAGGGTCGGGCTTCCACATCTTCTTCGTGATCACGCGGATGTCCCGCACGCTCTTGCTCGCGAAGATCAGGTTGCCGTCCTTGTCCTCAGCCTCGGTGACCACACCGTGGGCAGTCTCCGCCGAGGCGTCGTACTGGGTGGCGTAGCGGACACGCTTGATGAGATCGCGTCGGAGCGAGAAGAGGCCCTTGCCCTTGGCGACTGCGCCCGCGATGGTGCCCTCGGGCGGGGCGCCTGCGAGCTGCCAGATGCCCTCGCCGAAGACGTCGAGCATCGCCGTGGTGTGCGGGTCGATGTCCTGGGCGAAGACCTGGAGCAGCCGCTTCGCCCCAGCCTCGGCTGCGATGAGTCGCAGCTCCAGCTGATCGTAGTCCGCGCCCACCAGGACGAAGCCCGGAGGGGCGACGAAGATGTCACGTAGGTGCTTCGGCACGTTCTGGAAGTTCGGGCCCGAGCTGGAGAAGCGGCCGGTCAGGGTGCCCTGGACGTTGTAGTCGGGGCGGATCTGGAAGTACTCGTCCCGAGGAGCGCCTGCCCACCAGGGCCGGAGGTAGGTGGTGAGCACCTTGTTCGTCTGCCGGTACTTCCTCAGGGCCTTGATCGCCAGCCGCTGTTCGGGCTCGACCAGGGGGTTCGACAACAGCGCACGCAGGGCATCGTCGTCGGTGCTCTCCAGCCCAGCCTTCGTGAAGCCCTGGGCAGGCAGGGACCAGCGGTTGAAGATGATGTCCCGGATCTGATCGTAGCTGTTCGGGTTCAGACCCGGGCGCCCGAAGGCTGCGACGACTGCTGCCCGCTGCACCTCGACTCGCTCCTCGTAGTCGATCAGTCGATTGCGGAGCTGGACGCGGTCGACCCACATGCCCAGGCGGTGCATGCCCACGCAGACATCCTGAAGGGCGGAGTCGATGGCGTAGAGGTGGCGCTGCCCGCGCCGCTCAGCGAGCTGCTTCATGGGCTTGGCGATCCGCGCAGTGACCGCGACGTCCGTGGCGTTGTATGCCCACAGCTCGTCGTCGGTCTTGGCGGTGACCGCCGTGTGCTCGCTCTTCCAGGAGGGCACGTCGGTGTGGATGGAGCCCCGGTAGGCGAGGCTCTTGGGCATCTCGGAGTCAGCCAGACGGCTGAGCAAGATGGTGTCGACCAGCCTGCGGGGCGTCACGCCGAACTGCGTCTCGATCACCATGCGGTCGAAGTAGCCCGCGTTGTGCCCGAGGAGTGTGACCTTGGGGTCCCGGAAGAATCGAGTCAAGATCCGGCGGATATCGTCCTCGTCGCGCTTGCCCCAGATGCGGGACACGCCGTCGACAGACAGCAGGCCCACGACAACCACGTCGTCGGTGGTGCCCAGGGCGAGGCATCGGAGGTTGGCCGACAGCGGGTCGATGCCGTCGGTCTCCACGTCGTACGCCACGGGCCGACCCGCCCGCTGCCAGTCGCGCAGCTTGGAGTGCAGCATCTGTGGCGGCGGGTTGTACGTGACCTTCGGATCCTTCCAGGTCAGCTTGCCCGCGAAGAAGCGCTTGGCCTTGGCGATGTCCAGCTTGAAGATCCGCTGCCACTTCAGCATCCCGGGCTTGTAGACCGACTGCGGGTGAAGCGTGGGCAGGACGAGCCGATCTTCCGACTGGGCGGGGCCTCCCCGGATGTCGAAGATGTTGGCGTTCCCCGAGAGCACGGCGGAGGCTGCGCTCTTCCCCATGGGAATCAGACGATCTGCCCCAGCAAGCTCGGCGTCGAGCCGCGGGCGGCAGCAGGTCTCGGGCGTAGGTCGCGGGGCCTTGTCCTTGCGCTTGCGCGTCCGGTTGCTCCGCTTCAGCTTCGCCAGGAACTCCTCACTACGATCGTTCGGATAGCGGCACGCGACGGTGTTCGTCCAGTGGAAGTCGCGGCGTCGGAAGCCGGCCGCATCCAGAGCTTCCAGGGAGAGCACGCCCGCGGGTCCGACGAAGGGGCGGCCGTGGATGACTTCCTGTTTGCCGGGCGCCTCACCGACGATGACGGCGGTGGCGCCTGGGTTCCTCTCCGCGGGGACAGGCGCGAACTGATCGAGTCGACGCCAGTGCGCACCAAGAGGGCACTGGTCACAACGAGCAAGGTCGAGAGCGTCATCAGGGGAGATCATCAGGTGGGTTCGTGCAGGCGGTGTGGACGCGGAAGGCGCCCGGTGGGGGGAGAGGCGCACCCTGGATGCGGTCGCAGCACAGGGCGCACACAGGTCCGGGGAGGCGGAGCCGAGGGCGACGTCGAGGAGCACTCGCAGCGGCGACAGCGTTGAAGCGAGTCTGCATGATGTTCTTGATCACGTCTCCGTAGCTTTCCTCAGCCATCAGTACCGATCCTCCGGCAGCCACGCCTCGGGAATGGCGTGGTAGATCCACGTAACGAACGAGCCCAGCCACCGGAGCGGTGCCCAGGGGGTGGCGAGAGGGACACCAGCAATGGGCGCGACCGCTTCGGGGAGAAGGTCGCCCTTCCGCACGAGGACATCGCCGCACCCCGGGCACTCGAAGTCTATGGGGCAGATCGGGAACCGGCCCACGTGGTCGAGGTTCGGCCCGAAGGTGACCCCGTGCTCTACGTGCGTGCCACCGTGCGGGGGCGGACACGTGTCGCAGCGGAAGCGGAAGTACCTCACCGGACGAACCGCTCAAGGGTGTCGAGGTGGTCGGTCTCGCCGGAGATGGCCGAGGAGAGGATGCCGCGCATGATCCGGGGCGTGACGAGCGTGCGCTCGCGCTCCTTGCCGGAGCCCCGGGGACGCGTGACGTGCGGCATCAGGCCCCAGTGCTGGGCACGCGGGCCGGTATGCGGCGTCGGCTCGAAGGGAGCCAGGGGCCCGGCGGGGTCGGGGTGGCGAGCAGCTGCCCGGTGGCGGGCGTTCATCAGGTGACGGAAGATCCGCTGCTCCTCCTTGGGGAGGCGCTGCAGGCTCATCTCCACGTCGTTCAGCGCCTTGCGCTGTAGGGGCTTCGCCGCCTCCCGGGCGTTGCGGGTGGGGCGGGACTTCCAGCGGTTGCCGATCTTGCGGGTCATGTTGATCTCGGAGGTGGGAGAGTGAAGAGACCCCACCAGCCAGGGAGCTTACCGGCCCGGCTGGTGGGGTCACTTCGACAGGGGACTACAGGTCGAGGTCGTCGAGGAGATCGTCCTCGTCCTCTTCCTCCTCCTCGGGGGGCGGAGGCGGCGCGGCCTTCTTCTTGGGCGCGGCCTTCTTCTTGGCGGGCGCCCGCTTCTTGGGCGGCGCCTTCTTGGCGGGCGTCGGGGCGGGCTCGTCGTCGTCGATGTCGATGCCGTCGTCGGTCGCCGTCTCCATGGCGAGGAGCTGCTTGTAGCGATCCTCGGTGACCCAGGTCTTGGAGTCGTAGGTCTTCTTGTTGCCGACCTGCTCGGGCTTCGGCTCGTACCAGCAGTACAGCGTCTTGCCCACGAACTTGTCGGAGTCGGTCTTGAGCCCCTTCTCCGCCTTGGCGAGCAGGCCGAGAGATCCGAAGAAGGCGAGCCACGCGCCGGCACCCACGTCGTCCGCGGACTCGATGGTGTTCAGGCCGTCGCTGATGTCGCAGCCCTTGGCGTCCGGATCGGAACCTTCGAGCACCATGCAGTCGAAGTAGAAGCGCTCATTGCCAGCGTTCGACTCGCCCATGTTGGTCGCCACGATGCGCACCTTGTAGGCGCCACGCTTCGTGGGAGGGGTGAACTTGCCGAAGGCGCGAACGCCCTTGAGGGGAGGGATGATGAGGGTGGCCATGATGGCTACAGCTCCGTGTCGTCGGTGAGTGCCCCCGAGAGGGCGGTGATGAAGTCGTCCACGAGGTTGGCCTGGGCATCCAGGAGCCGCGCTCGATCGTAGGAATCTCGGATCGCCCACTTGATGTGCTCGGGGGCGATGCCCTTGGAGCCCAGCTTGGTGGCGATGGAGGCGAGGTAGGTGCCCATGGCTGCGGTGTCAGCCTCCTGCATGATGGGCAAGATCTTCTGTGACGCAGCCGCCACAACCTTGTCCATCCAGGCGAGCCCCTTGGGGCGGGGCACGTTGTAGCCCGCCTCTCGCAAGAGCACGCCCAGGTTCGCAGGGAAGAAGGGCGGGCTGATGCCGGTGCGGTCGCCGGTCACGTAGTCCGGATCTGGTCCCGTCTGGTACACGTAGGGCCAGCTCGGTGACGTCTCGTCGTACACCATGCGGATGACCATGGACATCCAGGCGGGGTACTCCTCGGGCAGCTTCCACCCGGGTACCAGCGGCCCGCCGGGCAGCGGCGTCTCGACCTTGGTCTTCTTGTTCTTGACCGTGCGCGGGTTCATCTCGTGGTGCGAGGTGAAGACGACGGCGTCGACCTCGTCGGCCAGCACACAGAACTCGCGCACCTCTTCGATGGTCTCCGTGAACCGATCCCAGTTGTCGCCGTGCTTGATCGTCATCAGCCGCAGGGTCTCGTCCATGGCGAAGTTGAAGTCGTCCAGGACGATGGACGAGGCCGAGGCCCCGTGCTCGTGCAGGGTGTCGATCGCATCCCGGACGTTCGTCAGGGGCACCGCCCGGTCCATGATGCGAGCAGCGACGTCTGTGCCCAGCATGCGGGCAGGGAGCAGGGCCCGAGTGCGGGCCACGAAGATGCTCTCCGGCAGGCCCGCCAGGAGCGAGAAGGTCTTGCCCTTCTTGGGAGGGGCGTAGACGCAGCCGAAGGTGGTCTTGGACATGGAGTGCTACCTCTTGGAGAGGACGGTAATAGGAAGGAGAAGGAGTGTCAAGGAGAAGATGAAGCCAACCGTTCGCACTTGTAGCTGACGCATGGAGATCCGTCGGCGGGGTGCCCACTCGGGCACAGCTCGAAGCGGGCCCAGCTGCCGTCAGGCTCGAAGCTCGCACAGGACCGGACGCGGAAGCACCTGCCGTCCTCGCAGTCGTGGTGGCAGGTCCCGCCATCGGGGCAGACATAGCCCTTGCCCCAGCAGGTCTCGCACTCGATGATGCGGTAGCCTCGGGCCAATCCCACCGAGCCACCCGTACATTTGCTCGGGCACTTCATCTACTTCATCCCCTGGCAGCGGGCGATGTGCGGGCAGGCGCCGTAACGCCCGTAGCACTGGAAGGACTGCGGCCACTCCTCGGGAGGAACACCGGCTCGCTTCAGGTCAGCGATCTGCCGGCGCCAGAAGACCACGGTCTTCTTGAACGTGATCATCGCAGCGGGTGCTGAGGGCAGACGGGGCCGCCCGAAGTTGAGCTTCTTCTTTGTGATCTGGACTGCGTTGAGGATGTTGCCGCCCCACTTCGCGCCCCACTTCGCCTTGCACAGGGCCTCGTAGCCGATGAACTGGAGGGACATCGCGTAACTCGGGGCGACTGAGTTGATGAGCATCGACGTGCCCTTGTGATCGACGCTGAACACCTGCTTGAACTTGCGGTGCCAGATCATCAGGTCGGGGCGCTGGGTGTAGAGGTAGCGCACAGTCTCGGTCGCGAGCTGCGCAGCCGACGCGCCGTCAGCCTCAACGGGGCCGACGACGTCGTCCTCGAAGTCATCCCAGATGACCTTGACCCGCTCCGGATCTTTGACCCGCACGCGCAGCTCACCCTCGACATCGAGGATCTTCCAGTCCCGGTCGTGGTTCCAGTAGCTGTGGTACTCCTTGATCGCCTCCTTGACTCGGGGCGCCAGCTCCACGGGCATCTCGCTGCGGTGCTCCTCGGCCAGCAGGGCAGCCTTGGTGTCGACTGCCTCGGTGGGACGCAGCCACTGTGCAGGATCCTCGCTCATCTGGACAGCCTGGATGCGGCGGTAGTAGTGGGCGAGCCCGGTGTGCAGGAGGATGCCCCGGAGCAGCGGCATCTTGTCGCCGTCGTCCTTGATCCCCAGCTCGTACTCGTAGCCGTACCGACGGGGGCACCCGATGAAGGTCGACAGGCGGCTGGAGCCCCAGGTGCTTTGTCCTCGATCAATCAGCTCAGACACGATTGCTACCTCGTGAGGATGTTGTAGCCTACGGGGCGGACAGAATGTGTCCGCCCCTCGGCCTGTCTACTTCTTCGCCTTGGCCTTCTTCACCTGGGCCTTCTTCGGCGCGGGCTCGGCAGCCTTGGCCTCAGCCTTGGCGCGGCGCAGGACTGCGGCGTGCTCGCGGCGGGCCTCGCGGGAGTAGGACTGCGGCGCGGTCTTGACGATCAGGTTGCCGTCCTTGTCCCGGCGCTTCAGCTTGCGGTAGCCGAACAGCTCCTCGACCTCCTCGGGCGTGGTCGCCTTGACCCCGGTCGCAGGGCACAGCGCCAGCACGCCCTCGGGCAGCGGGCCCTTGCGGCGGCGGGGCGAGGCCCAAGGCTTGCCGGGAGTGCGCTCGGGGAAGCTGCAGTTGCCGTGCTGCACGGACTTGGGCGGAGCCTTCTTGGCCTTCTTGGCCTTGGCCTTGGCCTTGGCCTTGGCCTTCTTCGGCTTGGCCTTGGCCTTGGCCTTGACGGGCTCGGGCTCGGGCTCGGGCTCGGGCTCGGGCTCGGGCTCCTCGTCCTCGTCGTCGATGTGGTCGAACAGGTCGAAGGCGTCGGTGTCGTTGGGCTCCTCGGCAGGCTCGACAGGCTCGACAGGCTCGGGCTCCAGGATGTTCTCCTGCGCCTTCAGCTCGGTGAGCCGCTCGAACAGGTCGTCGGCAGACATGGCGCTGTAGCCCTTGATCCGACCCTTGGCGAAGAGGCGCATCTGGCGACGGCCGATGTCGGCGCGGTCGTCGGGCAGGGAGACGAGAGGCAGGGCGGACATGAAGACTCCGGGGGAGATCGGTTGATTGGGGAGAGCACGCTATCAAGATGGATAGCCAGCGTCAAGGAAAAAGATCTACCAGATGACGCAGTAGACATAGCCGCCGTCGAACCACAGGTACTCCCAGGGCGCTGGGCAGCAGCCGCTGTAGTCGTACACGATGGTGGGCTGACTGCTCACGGTGTCGAAGCACTCGACCCACTCGACGGTGCCATCGGTGTTGACGGTGATCGTGGGCGAGACCTTCATCTCGATGGAGCACTCCGTCTCAGGGTACTCGATCGGCGCAGCCGTATCAAAAGTGATAGGCTCGGCGCAGGCGAGGAGGGCGAGGAGGATCATGGAGACTCCTCAGAAGATGCTGTCGTCATACTCGATCGGATCCTGTTCGGGGTGAGGTAACGTCCCGCCGCACTCGCGGCAGAACAGCTCGTTCTGAGACTGCAGGTGTTCCCACAGCTCCTGCTCGAAGGCGCCCTCCCACTGCTTGCGCACCAGCCAGTCGTGGTCGACGACCAGCTGGGCGATCGGCACACCGGGGATGCGGCCGAGCAGGAGCTTGGCGGCGGGGCGGTAGCGCTCGATGTCCTGCCGGCGATGACGCCCGCTACGAGAGCGGGTTGCGTTGTAGCTCAGGCCGAGATCGGAGCACAGCCTGAGCAGCGAGCCTCGGCCCTTGAGTGTGTTGCAGGCGTAGCAGGCAGTGACAAGGTTGCTCGGCTGGTTCGAGCCAGCCTTCGTGCGGGGCCTGACGTGGTCGAGGGTGAGGAAGTTCGCACCGTCCGGATCCTTCACCAGGGCCTGGATGGTGGCGCGGCAGTAGACACAGGCGAGCCCGTCACGGAGGTAGATGGCCCAGCGCGTCGTGGTGTATGCCCACTGGCTCAATCGTCCATCTCCCACAAGATCCTCGCAAGGATCTCTTCTTCGTCTTCGTCTCCCGCGACTGCCGCCATGACAGCCTCGGCTTCCTCGTCGCCCACCGCCTCGCTCACCTGCTCCAGCTTGGGCAGCAGGATGCTGGCGATGCGCTCGTCCTCCGTGCCCTCGGCGATGGGGTACAGCACCAGGGCGGGGCGGGTCTGCCCGAGTCGGGCGACCCGGTTCTCTCGCTGGAGGATCTGCCCGGGTGTGTACGGCAGCATCGACAGCACCAGCAGGTCGGTGTCCTGGAGGTTCTTGCCCTCGCCGTAGGCATCGCCGGTTCCCACCAGCAAGGCGGGCCCAGGCTGCGCCATGTACTCGACGCACGTGGTGTCCACGTGGGCAGGGCCGAAGCCACCGTGTCCGAACCAGACGGGGCAGCCGAGCCCTTGCTTCTCGATCTTCTTGCTCAGCACCTCGGCGAGCTTCTCGCAGTCCTTCTGCCGCCCGGTGAAGATGACCACCTTCTGCTTGCAGATCAGGGCGTCCATCACTGTGTCGACCAGCCACTTCTGCTTGCGGGTGGCGGCCTCCATGAGGCGCATCTCCAGCAGGTTCTGCTTGCCCTTCTTGGCTGCCCGCCGCAGGTCTTGCTTGAACGCAGCCGGGCGGGACTGATCTTCCTTCCGGAGGTAGACGAGCTGCCGCCGCTTGGGCGGGAGGAAGCGGTTGACCTGGGCCTGCTTCACACGGTGCCACGTGCGCCGCAGGTTCTTCTTCAGCCTGCCGACGTTCGACTTGCCCGAGGTGTCGAGCCCGCCGTACTCACCGGGCGAGGCGTCGCAGTACTCGTGGGCGTAGTTCCAGCTCGTGTCCCAGCAGCCGGGCTCAAGCACATCCTGCTGACTCCACAGATCCATCAGGCTGTTGGGCACAGGCGTTGCGCTGAGGCCCAGGCGATAGCGGCACGCCTTCGAGAGCGCAGCGGCGGCGTTGGAGATGTTGTCCAGGTTGTCCCACACGATCCTGTTGTTGCTGCTGATGCGTCGCGCCACTCGCTTCCAGGCACGGGCGTAGTGCAGCTCATCGAAGATGACGATCCCACCCCGAGCCCAGCGGGACAGCTCCGGCTGCCATGCAGCCAGGGTTGGCCAGCCCAGCACAACCCAGTCGATCGCCTGCGGGATGGGGTGCGGCGTCCTGCCGGTGAGCACCTGGGGGCGGATGGTGGAGAAGCGTTCGATCTCTCGACGGAACTGATCTCGCACCGGGGCCTTGGTCACGACGATCACCTTCTTCCCGGAGTACGCCTGCCACACGAGCCCAGTCCAGATGGCGCCGAGGGTCTTGCCCGCACCTGCTGCCCACACGAAGTAGGCGGCGTTGCGCTCGGTCGCCCACTGCACGCCCTCACGCTGGTAGTCGACGGCGAACTCGGGGACCCAGGGTCGGAGGGTCGATGGGATGAGGGGAGAGGCGGTCATCAGTTCCAGTAGTCTTCGAGCCAACCGATCTCGATCAGCTCGTCCAGGTCAGCGGCAGCCATTGCCATCTCGATGAGGCCCTGGCGGTGCTCGTGTGCCGACCGCTCGTCGGCGGGCACGTAGCCGGGGGAGCGCACGACGCGGTCGCCGATGCGCAGCACGACGTGCCGCCAAGCTGTGATCCGGGAGGTAAGCCACGGGCCGGTAGCGGTGGGCTCGAAGGGGTTCTCCGCGCCGTAGCCGAAGTGATCTTCGATCAGTGTCACCCGCATGCCTTGTCTCCGAGGAAGAACACGATCGCCCACATCAGGACGAGGATGCCCAGGTAGTTGGTGGTGGTGGCGCCCTTGCGGTTGCGCCTGTGCTTGGGTCGGGGTGCGTTGATCTTGGAGATGAACGTGAGCAGCGTGGCGGTGACGGCACGCTTCGCATCGACGTCACTCGTCGAAGGCCCCTGTCGCAAGGTCGCGCCGTCTGGTCGGAACACCTGCCAGAACGGCTTGTCTCCGCTCTCGCGGATTGTCGCAGCCTGATGGACGATCACGCCGTCCATCGTCCAGAAGCGGAACAACGCCCGCCCGTTGCTCGTCCAGTCGGTGAGCTTGAACGCTCGCCACTCCTCGTGCAGCTCGTCGTGCAGATCTGCCATCAGGCGGGCCTCGTGGGGGTGGGGGTGAGCAGCACCTCCCACACCTCGGTCTCATCGGGCATGATCATCTCCTGCGGGCAGTGCTTGCAGTGGGTCAGCCAGCAGTGCCCGACGTTGGTGAACCAGTCTCGGTACATCACGTCCTCGTCGGGCTCGTGCTTGTCCTCGGCGCAGTAGAGGAGAGCCACGGCTACACGTCGTCCCAGGACAGGGCGTCGCCCGCTGCGGACTGCGCCTCCTGGAGCGCCATCTCCAGCTCGTCCTCGAAGTCGTCGCCGTCCTCGTCCAGGCCGTCGACCTCGTCAGCGGCGAAGCGCAGGTTGGACGCCACGTCCTCGCCAGCGTTGGCGATCTCGTCGAGCTTCTCCCACATCTCGCTGCCTTCGACAGGCATGTTGTCGCGGCTCTCGCCGTACTCGGAGGCGGCGCCTTCGATGATGTCCGCCGCCTCGGTGATCGTGTTGTAGATGGTGTTCTTCCCGTCGCTGACGTCGAGGCTCTCGACGGCATCCCGCGCGACCTGGATCAGCGCGTTCTTGCTCAGGTACTTGACGACGAACAGGCGCTCGTCGTCGGGTGCGGGCTCCTCCAGGAAGATGCGGCGCGGACGGCGGTAGGGCTTCACTGCCCAGTACTCGGTGCCGACCTCGACGCCAGCCTCGGGGATCGGCTTGCGGGCACGCTTGGTGTGCGTCAGCTTCAGCCGCTTGCGGCTCGTGGTGGGGATGAAGGACTCGACGGACATGGGGTTCCTCCTCAGTGGGGACGGGGTGACGCTAACAGTGGAGAGAGATGGTGTCAAGAGGGTTCAGTCAAAGACGCCCACCGCCTTGAGGTACCGCTCGACACGGGCGGGCAGCTCGTAGTCGTACGTGCCGAAGATCTCAGCGGGCACAGCCTCGTGCGCAGTGCAGTCGTCACAGGGCATAACGACCATCACCACATCCATGTTGTCGCTGCCCAGGTAGCCCTGCCCTCCGACGATGCCCGTGCCGTCGCAGCTGTCGCAGTCGGTGGGCTCCTCTTCGTCCTCTTCAGGCCACAGGATCCACTCGTGCTCGATGGCAAAGGATCCGGAGCTACCGCAGCTTCGGCAGGTGAGGTGGACGACGTAGCTGTTGCCATTCTCCTCGTAGCGATCGAAGGTGAAGTCGTTGTGCTCGCAGCTACTCATCGCTCGCGTCCTCCTTCTCAGGCTCAGCCAGCGCAGCGAGGTTGCGGAGGAGCCCGGCGGACTCGTGATCGTTGAGGTCAGCGCAGGCCGAGGCCGCCGCTTCGAGGAACGCTTCGCACATTGAGCGCACGGTGTGCGCCCCGCTCAGGTTGCGGCCCGCCGTGTACAGCTCGTGCTGCAGGGCAGTGTGGGTAGCCTGCGGGTCGGCGGTGGCCTCCAGGCCGCAGATCGTAGCCGCGGTGCGGAGGTGCTCGGGCATCAGGGACATCGTCTCTCCAGGGTGGAAGGGGTGGGGGCTGGGCGCGAGGCAGGAAGCGCCGCAGCCCCCGGGCGCATGCCGTTGCCGGCTCCGCCCTTCAGGTGTTGATGATCTCAGCGATGGCGCGGGCCAGGGCGAGGCGGTCGGCGGGATTGATGGACTCCCACCAGTTGAGCCATTGGTCGGACAGCCGGTTGATGATGTCGTCCGCGCGGTCGTCGCTGTTGATGGCCAGCCACCGCAGCGCGTACCCGAAGCCCTGGGGGTCGTCGAGGTCGACCCGGAAGCAGTGCTCGGCGGTCCACCCGCCATCGAGGTCGCCCGTGTCCCGGACGGTCC